GCCCGGCCCACCGCTGGGTGTCCACCACGGTCGTCTCGATCGAGGCGACCCTCAACCCAACGGGAGCAGCATGACCAAGCACGACGACGAGGACGGGGGGCGGACCTTCGATCAGGTCCTCCTCGACTACCGGCGCGGTGGCCTCAACATGGAGATCACCGCTGCCGTCAACGAGACGACCCAGGCGGTCCTGGCCACCGGCAAGACCGGCAAGGTCACCATCGAGCTGGAGATCACCCCGAACGGGCTCCGCATGGTCAACATGCGCGGCTTGGTCAAGACCAAGGCTCCCGAGGCCGACGTCGAGGTCGGGTCGTACTTCGTGGGCCGCGGCGGTGGCCTCTACCGCGACGACCCGACCGCCTCCAAGGGCGCCGCGGTCGTGTCCGGTGCGGCCGACCGGGGGGAGGTCGGCTGATGGACACCGAAGCCGAAGCTGTAGCCGAGCTGGTCGTCGACGCCGCTGGCGTCTCCCAGGTCGAGATCGACCCCACGGACCCGGCCACCGTCGCCGTGGTCCGCACCAACGAGTTGGAGAGGTGGGTGGAGATCGACGGTGAAGCGCACGGCTACGAGCCGCGCCGCTCCGCTGGCAAGATCACCGTCACCGACGCCGACTCGTTCGCCAAGGCGATCGAGCAGCGTCGCCTCGGCCCCTACACCCCGGTGATCTACTCCGACGAGCGCAACCTCAAGCTGGTCGCCGTCCTCAACGACGACCAGCAGGACGGTGACGACAACACCGTCACCGGGTGGCGGGACTACCGGATCGAGCTGGACCTGGCCCAGACGCCCGAGTGGGAGTCCTGGAAGGGCCTCGACCGCAAGATGGTGGCCCAGCTCCAGTTCGCTGAGCACATCGAGCTGAACACCGACGACGTCGTCGAGCCGTCCTCCGCTGAGATGCTGGAGATCGCCCAGAACTTCCAGGCCCGCCGTGGCGGCGAGTTCCGGTCCGGGCTCCGCCTCGCCACCGGCAACGTCCAGTTCCTCGACGTGGTCGACAACGAGGCCACCACCACGACCGCCGCGGGCACGTCGGTCCAGGTGCCCGAGCTGTTCACCATCGCGCTGGCCCCGTTCTACGGGGCAGGCCGGTACGCCACCGTCGAGGGATCCGACGAGCCAGGCGAGTGGGGGCCGGCCCGGTTCTCGCTCCAGGCCCGTCTCCGGTGGCGGATCACCAGCGGCAAGCTGGAGCTCGGCTACCACCTCGTGCGACCCGACGACATGGTCCGCACCGCGTACCTGGCGTTCGTCGAGCGGGTCAAGGAGCTGACCGAGCTGGACGTGCTCGCTGCACCGGCCCCGCCGATCAGCGACGTGCCCAACACGGTGAAGGTGCACGCCGGCCGGTAACGTCTCCGGGCGGAGACGGTGGGATGGTGCCCTCGGTTCGCGCCGGGGGCACCATCGCGTTTGGGGGTCCACCTGGGCGCGGAGGGCCGGTCGTAGCGTTCCGGGGGTGACGACCGCGAAGAAGACCCCCGCCAAGAAGTCCCCGGCTGCCAAGAAGACGGCAGCGAAGAAGGCCCCGGCCAAGAAGGCGGCGCCCGCCAAGAAGGCCGCAGCGAAGAAGGCGGCGCCCAAGAAGGCCGCGGCGGCACGCAAGCCGCCCGCCCCGAAGCCCGACGAGAGCACCCCCAATCCTTCTGAGCCGGTCGTCGAGACTCCTGAGGGGGAACTCACCCCCGAGCAGGTCGTCGCCGCACGGGACGTGATCCTGAGCCGGCTCGCGCTGGACCCGGCGGTCACGTTCACCACGGTGGGCGACGAGATCCCCGATCACGGCGAGAACGACGAGGGTGACGAGCTCCACCACGAGCTGGTCGAGAGCGAGATGGCGCACGCCTTCGCCACCCTGGCCAAGGCCGGCGCCCCGGCGGAGCGGTCCACGGCGCAGCTCCGGGCGCTCTACGCCCCGTCGTGCACGCCGCCGTTCGTGACGGTCACCCTGTTCGGCGGGGCCCGGGTCACGATCGACCCGATCATCGTCGCCGCGGCGGACGCCCTCAACCACGCGCTCATCGCCTTCGACTACGCCGCGACGCCCCCGGACTGCGGTGCCTACAACTGCCGGCACATCACCGGCGGGCTGCTCGACTCGCTCCACGCCTTCGGCATCGCGATCGACATCAACTGGTTGCTGAACCGGTACGGGCCCACCCTCGTGAGCGACATGCCGATCGGGATGATCATCGCGATCGAGGGGATCCGCACCGTCGGCGGCGTGAAGGTCTGGCGTTGGGGCGGGCGGTACCGCGGCAACAAGGACGGGATGCACTTCGAGGTCATCGCCTCCCCGGCGGAGCTGGCCCGAGGCATCGACCCGACGACCGTGCCCGGTGCGAAGGCGTCGGACATGCCGCGCCTGGTGCACTCGATGCGCCGCGGTGGAGCCACGAACCGCAAGGCCGACGTCGAGGCCGTGCAGCGCCACGTGAACGTGATCCTCCAGCGGTCGGGGTGGTCCGCTCCGCTGCTCCGCATCGACGGCGACTTCGGGACCGCGACCGAGATGGCCGTGACGTGGATCCAGCAGAACGTCATCGAGATCAACACGTCGCTCCCGGCCGACAAGAAGATCCTCCCGGCCGGCGCGAAGGCCAACGGGGTGATCGGCCCGAAGTGGCTGAACCTGATCTGGTGGTTCTCCGCCTGACCACGGCGCCCTTGCGCTAACTGTCTCGGATCGGTTACAGTCACGGGCATGGAAGCCCCGACCTTTCCCCTCACCGCCGGTCAGGTGATCCCCGGCCTCGCCGTCACCTACCGCGACGCCGACAACGCACGCCGGCACGGCAGCGTCACCGAACTGACCGGCACCCCGTCGTTCCAGTTCGCCAAGATCACCTGGGCCGACGGCACCACCTCCTCGGTGTCCGTCGCCATGCTGGTCCGCCAGCACGGCATCAACCGTGGTCTGGGCGCCACCGGAGGGTGGATGGCCACCGCGCTCGCCCCCACCCCTGACCGGGTCGGTGGACCATGACCGCGGTCCCCGATGCTGTCGCCGCTGGTGCTACAGTGACCGGCATGACAGCCGCCAAGAACCCGGTCACCCAGCCGATCCTCGGCGTGCTGGAGATCGCCCACATGCTCGACGTGAAGGACCGCACGGTCCACCAGTGGCTCCGCCGTGAGCTGCTCCCCCACGCCGACTACGGCGTGATCAACGGCTCCCGATGCTGGTCCCGGCCGGTCATCCTCAAGTGGGCCGGTGAGACGGGGCGGTTGACCTCCAAGGCCCTGCGCGACGAGTACGAGCAGACCTACAAGGTGAAGGCGCTCCCCGTCCGTCGTGGTGGCCGGCTCCCCGTCGACGACCCGCCCCTCTCGGCCGTGAAGGGCAAGGGCCCGGCCAAGCGGAAGCCCGCAGCGAAGAAGGCCCCCGCCAAGAAGGTGTCGGCCCGCAAGAAGGCGAACGCCAAAGTGAAGGCCACCGCGTGAGGGCTCTCCGCCGCGGCACCAGGCTCGCGGTCGAGTCGTCGGCGCTCGGTGTCGCATCGTGGCGGCTGACCCGCCTCGTGGTCGAGGACGGCATCTGGGCACCGACCCGCGAACGGCTCCTCTCCGCTCTGTGGGCCACCGCCACCCAGGACGGTCCACGGTGGCGGGTGTTCCTCGCCGGGAAGCTGTACGAGCTGCTCACCTGCCCCTGGTGCGTCGGGGTGTGGGCCGCGCTGGTCATCGTGTGCGTGTGGCGCCGGAAGTGGCCGTGGCAGCTCCGCCACGACACCTGGGTCCTGGTCGCCGCGACCGCCGGGGCGAACGGCCTCATCGTCGCTGGGGTCGCCGCCTCCGAGTAAGGTGACCTCCTCGCCTGCGATGACCCCGGCTTCAACCACCGGGTAGCGGTCGAGTGGTGGACGACGGTGCCCCAGGCGCCGGCCCCGCAAGATGGCCCACCGGTCCGCCGGTGGGCCATCTGCGTTCCTGACCATGCCCAGGTCGGCACACCGGTCCCCCATAGAATCCGGGCGATGGCTGACGGACAGAAGCGACGCAACCTGTTCGGCCTCACCCGGAAGCGAGTCGCTGGCTCCACGTCGATGGCGATGGTCCAGCCCCAGAAGGGCATCGCCAAGACGTCCGCCGCCTCCCAGATCAAGGAAGGTGCGCACCGCCGCGACCGGCAGTCGCCCGACCGGGCATGGCAGCGCGAGGCGTACGAGTTGGCCGTCGACGTCGGTGAAGCCGGGTACGTGCTGTCGCTCACCGCGAACACCGTCGCTGGCGGTGAGCTGGTCCCGATGATCAAGACCGGGCCCGGCGAGTTCAAGGAGCACAACGACCCGCGGATCACCCGGGTCGACGAGGCGTTCGTCGGTCCCCGAGGTGGACGCCGCGAGCTCAAGCGGCGGCTCGCGACGCACGTGATGATCGGCGGCGAGTGGTGGCTCAAGGCCACCGCCGCCGAGGTCGACGACGGGCTCCTCTGGGAAGCCCTGTCGGTGCTGGAGCTGTCCGTCGACCCGCAAGGCAAGGTGTGGCGCCAAGAGGACGGGGTGGTCCGCACCGAGGAGGATCCCGAGTCGTACCTGGCCCGCGGGTGGGTGTCGGCCCCGGAGTATTCGGGGCGCGCCGACTCGCAGATGCGCCGGGCTCTGCCGGCGTGCCGTGAGATCGCCGTCCACACCCAGGCCATCGACGCCGTGTCGAAGTCGAAGCTCCCCGCCGGGGTGTTCTACGTCCCGATCGAGATCGAGATCGACGGCGACGGCGACGTCGGCATCGAAGGCAACGACGACACCGCGGACCTGGACGAGGTCGAGGAAGGCGAGGTCGTCGACGAGGAAGATGAGGAAGGGCCGCTCGGGCTCGACGAGAAGATCCTCCTCCACTTCACCGCCGCCGTGGAGGACCGCACTGACCAGGCCCGGTACTCGCCGTTCTTGCTGCGCGGCCCCGGCGAGCAGGCCGGGAACATCAAGTGGATCGACGTCTCCCGGGAGCTGTCGAAGGAAGCTCTGGAGCTGCGGCAGGCGGCGATCGCCCGGCTCGCGAAGATCCTCGACGTCCCCCCGGAGGTGCTCGAAGGCAAGGGCGGTCTGAACCACTGGACCGGGTACAACATCGACGCCGATTTCATCGCGAAGTTCGTCGCGGCGATCGGTGAGATCATCGCTGAGTTCCTCACCGTCGCGTACCTGCGCCCGATGCTGGTCGCCTACGAGGGCATGTCCGAGCAGGACGTGGCGTCGATCGAGTACCAGTACAAGACCGACGCTCTGGAAGGTCAGCCTGACGGAGCCGGCACGGCCCGCGCGATGTGGGATCGTGGCCCCCTGTCGACCGACGCCATGATGAAGGCCAACGGGTACGACCCCGTCGCTGACGCCGCACCGCCCGAGGAGCGGATCGAGCGGATCGCGCTCGACCTCCTGGTCAAGCGCCCTGATCTCGCGGCCCAGTTGCTCCCGAAGATCCGCGGGTTCGAGGACATCGTGGTCCCCGCCGCCGTGGCCGGTGCGCCGGGGATGCCAAGCCCAGCGCCTGGTACCCCCGGGCCGGCCCCAGAAGACCCCGAAGCGGTCGGGCCTCCCGTTCCGCCTGCCACCCCGCCCGGTGGCGCAGCACGCCTCGTGGACCGTCTCGTCGCCGCCGCGGACGGCGCGGTCGAGCGGGCCATGGAACGAGCCGGGTCCCGGCTGTGCGACACGGTCCGCGACCCCGGGCTCAAGGCGTCGCTCCGCCAGGTCGACAAGCTCGCCGTGTTCACCGTCGCCGGCCCCGCTGACCTCGCCCAGATCGGCCTCGACCCCAACCAGATGTTCACCGCAGAACTGGCCCGGTTCGGGCCGAAGGTGCGCGGCTGGGTCCGCGACCACCTCACCTCGAACGGCATGACCCCCGCGATGGCCGACAACGAGGCGTCGCTCGCCGCCGACGCGCTGATCGTGTCGCTCACCGGGCTGCTGATCGAGACGCTCCACTCGGGGTGCCCGGTCGGGGCCAACGGCTGCCGGGTCCCGGACGAACTCGTCAACGAGGCGATCAGGGACTACGTCCGAGTCCCCGCCGGGGTCTGACCGATGTCGTTGTCCAAGCAGGAGCGGGCCACCCTGCGGATGGAACGCGCCTTCGCTGGGCTGGTCGCGAAGATGCGGCACGAGGTCGTCCGGGAGCTGCGCCGCGCTGCGATCCCAGCCGGTGGCCTGGTCGCCGCGGGCCCGGACCCGAAGGCCGTCGTGCCCGGGGTCCAGGGGCTGTTCGACGACCTCGCCTGGGAAGCCGACGTGTACGACGACATCGGCCCGATCGTCGAGGAGCTCATCGCCTCCGCCGGCGCGAAGGCCGTGGCCGGCTACGCGTTCGACGTGACGAACCCCGCTGCCGCCGCGACGGTCCGGGCGCATGTCGCCGCGATCGCCGGGTGGGGCGAAGGGATCTCCGAAACGGTCGCCTCCACCGTCGAGCGCGGGGTCGCCGCGGGCTGGTCGATCGACGAGCTGGTCAACGGGCTCATGGACTCGGGGGTGTTCTCCGACGCGGTGGCCCGCAACATCGCCCGCACCGAGGCCGTGTCCGCAACGAACGCCGGTGAAGTTGCCGCCTGGCGAGACTCGGGGCTGGTGGCCACCAAGACGTGGATGGCCACCGACGACGACCGCACCCGCGAGGACCACTCCGAGGCCGACGGCCAGGAGGTCCCGATCGACGGGTACTTCGACGTCGGCGGCGAGGAAGCCGACTACCCCGGTGACCCGTCCCTGTCGGCCGAGCAGCGATGCAACTGCCGCTGCACCTCCTACGCGACAGCGGTCGACGACACCGGCAACGAGACGCAGACCGCCCTCGAAGGCGACGACGCAGAGTTCGGGACCGGCCCCGGGCCGTCGCTCCCATGGATGGCCACCCGCACCGACGACGAGTGGCAGGGCACCGGCCGGTGGGTCGCCTATCCCAGTCGCCTCCCAGAAGCGACCGTAGCCTTGACCGCGACCGAACCCGAGGGGAACACCGTGACTGCAACCGTGACCGATCTGGCTGACGCCGCTGCTCCGCCCGCCGCCCCGCCGGCTGCACCGGCCGCGGATCCCAACACGCCCGACGACGGCGCCGGTGGCCACCCGGACTTCTCCAAGTCCGGGATGATCGCCCTCACCCCCGCCGACCCGACTGCGCTCGTGGTCGAGGGCGGCGACCCCCCGGAGGAGCTGCACGTCACGCTGGCGTTCCTCGGAGACGACGTCACCACCCTGGAACAGGGTGCGCTCGACGCCGTGAACATGGCGCTCGCTGACGTCGCCGCAGCGTTCACCGGGCCGATCGACGTGTTCGTGTCGGGCGCTGGTGTGCTGGGCCCGAACGGGGCCGTGGTGCTGTTCCTGGAGGGCGAGGAGCTGGGCACCGCGTACGAGGCGGCGTGGGCCGAGCTCTACGACTACGGGGCCGAGTCGTTCCCGGAGCGGCACGAGTCGTTCATCCCGCACCTGACCCTCGGCTGGAACATCGACCTGGCGGCGGGGGTGGCGTTCGTCGGGCAGACGATCACCCTCGACCGGGCCACCCTCGTGATGGCCGACGTCACCACCGACACGGTGCTCGGCACCCCCGACCCCGACGCCGCGACGGATCCCGACCCCGAGGTGCCGCCCAACACCGACGCCGTCCCCCCGCCCGCGGCGACGGTCCAGTCGCTCATCGCGAAGCTCGCCACCCGGGTGCCGCGCCCCGACGGTGTGGCCGACCCGAAGACGATCGACCGGTCCCGGCGGATGGCCAGCACCGACCTCGCGCCGCTCGGCCCCGACGCCGTCGAGGTCGTCCCCGACGAGGCCACGATCCCGATGACCTGGACGGGTCGGCTGCTCGTCGAGGGCATCGAGACGGGCGACTGGCGGTTCATCCAGGAAGGCGCGATCACCTGGCGCGACCTGCCCCTCACCTTGATGGCGATGTTCGCGAACCCCGACGGCGGGCAGGGCCACGCCGCGGCGAAGATCGTCGGCCGGATCGACGCCATCTGGCGCAACGAGGAGAACCCCGCCGAGGTGTGGGGCTCCGGGGTGTTCGACGAGTCCGACGACGGCCGGCTCGCGGCCCGTCTCGCGTTCGAGAAGACCATGAAGGGCGTCTCGGTCGACATGGACCGGATGATCGCGGCGATCGCCCCGATCCCCGGCGACGACGGCACCACGATGACCCCGTGGGGCGAAGGGGTCCGCCTGGAAGTGACCGCCGCCCGGCTCATGGGCGCGACGCTCTGCCCGTTCCCGGCGTTCGCGGAGGCGTGGATCGAGCCGGCCGACCCGGAGGCTGCGCTCATCGCCTCTGGCCCGGAGACGGTGTGGCGGGTGTGGACCCCGTTCGACACCCCGGTCGTCACCCTCGTCGCTTCTGGTGGCGCCGGGAACGGCCCGCGGTACCCGGAGTTCCCGCCGGCCGAGTGGTTCACCCGGATCGCGGAGCCCGAGCGCACCCCCGTTCGGGTCACCTCCGAAGGGCGGATCTCGGGCTACGTCGGCTCCTGGGACGACCTCCACATCAGCTTCCCGTACTCGCGGGTCAACCCGCCGCGGTCGCGCTGCAACTACGCGAAGTTCCGGCTCGGGGAGACGGAGTGCGCCGACGGCACCGTGGTGGCCACCGGGCCGCTGGTGTGCGACACGGTCCACCCGGACCTGCGCCTCGCCGCCTCGGATGCCCAAGCGTTCTACGCCCACACCGGGTGCGCGTTCGCTGACATCGTGGCGTGGGACGACAGCTACGGCATCTACATCGCCGGTGCGATCCGACCGACGGCGACCAACGCCCAGGTCCGTGCCCTGCGCGGCGGTGACGTGTCCCCCGACTGGCGTCCGATGAGCGGCCACCACGAGGCGGTGGCGTTCGTCGCCGTGAACAACTCCGGGTTCAAGGTGCCGCTCGCCCTCGCCGCCTCGGGTGGCGTGTCGCCGCTCGACGGTCCCCGAGTCCAGTTCGATGCCGATGGCCAGGCCCTCGGCATGGTCGCTGGTGGCGGGATGCGCGCCCGGATGGGTGCCCGCGATGACATCGCTGCCCTGCGCGCCGAGCTCGACGAGTTGGCGGGTCACGTGATGAACTACCGTCGGGAGCGTGCAGCCCGAATCGCCGCCAACCTCACGGCGTGAAGGGACCGACGGGTCCCGGCTGGTGATCCTGGCCGGTGGCCCGTCGGACGGGACTCGGATGAGGGTCGTTTGGCCGGCTGTGGAGTTCATGCGCCTGGCGATCCCGGAGTGGGCGACGTACCGGTGGACGGGTGCCCGTTACGACTACGTGGGTCCCGAAAGGGTGGCCGTGTATCAGGCCCAGGATCGGGTAGAGTGACAGCGTCCCGTCGTCGTCGCCCGTAGACGGATAGAGGATGGCCCCTGGTCCCCGGACCGGGGGCCTTTCTCGTTCTCTGGTGACTGTCACCGCCCGTGCTACAGTCGGGTTCATGAACGAATCCTCAACCCTCACCCCGACGAGCCCCTTCACCGTGATCGCGGAGGTGGACGTCGATGCCGTCACCAAGCTGGCTGATGCCGAGAGGGCCTACGCCGCCGAGGTGTGCCCCAATCCGCTGCCGCTGCTCGCCCCTCACGTCGGCCACTGGCACAAGGGGCACGACATGGCCCACCCGGGCAAGGTGTGCACCGGCTGCGGGGCGATGGCGCCCACGATCGAGGGTCTCCAGTGAGCGCCTCAGCTCCCGTGACAGGCCCTCCCGGTCCATCAGGGCACCCGCACCCGCCCCGGGCCGTCTCGGAACACCTGGGACGCCAATCCCGTCACGGTGTGCTGTGGCTGCCCGTCGGTCCGCCGGCCTCGGGGAAGTCCGAGCTGGCAGCCCGTCTCCTCGCCACCGGGCAGATCGACGAGGACGCGATCGTCGGGATCACCCGGCTCCGCCAGATGTTCACCGGCTCGCTCCGCAACCGGGGCTCCGACGCCGCCGTGTTCGAGTTCGCGGACCGCCTCACCCGAGAACGGCTCCGCCACGGCTGCGCGGTGTACCGCGACGGCACCAACCTCGACGCCAAACGCCGGGACGCCCTCGTCGCCTCCCTGCCACCCGACACCAAGATCGTGACCGTGGTCCTCAACCCGCCGCTCGCCCAACTCCGGGCCACCAACGCAGCGTCCCCTGAGCCGCTCCCCGACGACGTCCTCGTCCGTCTCCACCACGTCGTGAACGACCTCGCCTGGGCGGACCTGCCCGGCACCGTCGTCCCCGCCTTCGAGGTGCCATGAGCGGCACCCCGGCAGGGTACGGCAAGGATCCGTCGCCGTGCCCGATGATGGAGGCTGCGGCGATCGCGCTGGCTGGACTGCACCGTGACCGGTCGATCGGGTCCATGGCGTTCCCTCCTCCGCCCGGGTCGGTGGGCCCGTGGCTGGGCGCGTTCTTCGCCCAGGTGACGATCACCCAAGCGTGGACCGCGGCGCGGGCCCACGGCTGGCGGACGGCGAGGGTGATCGACCTCCCGGATCTGGAGGCTGTGGTGGCGTGCGAGCGCCGGTTCCATGGCGTCTCGACCTGACCCCGCTTGCGCCTACTGTCTCGGATCGGCTACAGTGGCAGGCATGGACGCACCCGACCCCAAGGAACCCACCATGCCCACCGAACCCGTGATCTTCTACACCGTGCGAGACGGCTTCACCGTCAAGCTCAACCCCGCCCGCAGCTTCACCGCCCGGGACCTGGAGCTGAACCAGTGGGTCGACCGGCACAACGCCGCCGTCGCCGCCCCCACCGTGGTCGAGGGCGTCACCCTCCAGGCGATCCGGCACGTGGCCGACATCGTGCACAACGCCCAGACCATCGGGCTCGACGACCCGCTGTGGCGCGAGCAGGTCGGGATCCCCCTCGTCGGAGCCATCCGCAACACCCTCAACTGGGATCTCGGGCGCCTCGACGGCGGCACCCTCGACGCCGTGGTCTGCGACCTCCTCGTCGAGCTCGGAGCCGACCTGTGAAGCGGGCCATCGTCTCCTACGGCCGCAAGGTCGCCACCATGGACGTGGCCACCGGCAATGCCGCCTTCGGGGACACCCCCGAGGAGCGTGAGGCCGAGCTGGAGGCCATCGCCATGCGGATCCGCCACCGGGTCGTCCAGGGTCACACCGAGGGCAACGCCATGGACACCAACGGGAACACCGTCGGCACCTGGAAGGCCACCAGCCGATGACCGACACCGAGGAACTGACCGCCCGGCTGTGGACCTACAAGCACCGGTACCTCCGCCGCGACGGCGGCATCGGCCACGCCTGGATCGCCCACAACGACGAGGAGGTCAGCTACGACGCTGCCCCCTCCGGGGCGGTCATCGGCGGGCTCTACAAGGTCGAGTGCACCCTGTCCGGTGACCGGGCGCGCCCCAAGAGCGCCGAGTTCACCGGCGACCGCGCGGACGTCGACGAGGGCGTCCTGGTCGAGTGGCGCACCGAAGATCGTGCCGCCGCCGTCGCCGCCGAGATTGAGAAGGCCCGCAAGCGACTCGCCAAGGAGGACGCAGACATCGGTGACCTCACCCTCCACCAGGCCCGACGGCTGCTCGCGAAGGGGCTCCCCCACCAGAAGGCCGCGACCGCCGCGGTCATCCTCCGCTACCTGTACCTGGCGTGAGCGACTACGCCCGCAACGACTTCACGTGGTTCGAGGAGGTGTGGGAGTGGCCGGTCGGGTGGATGGCGTGCGAACACCCCGAACGGCCACCCGACAAGGACATGATCTGGCACCCCCGCTGCCGGCCCTGCCACCTCAAGGCCCTCGCGGAGCTGGCACTCCACCCCGACGAACCCGAGCGGATCATGCTCGTCTACGCCACCGACCCCAACGGCAACGGCACCTGGGATTGACCCGGTGCCTGTCGCCCATCGTGTTACAGTCGGCCCCAGCCGGAAGGAGGAACCACCATGGAGCAGACCAGCCAGGCCGTGATCGACGCCCTCGTGGCGCTCGTCACCGACACCATCGCAGACACCCAGCTCACCGCGGGAGGCAACACCTCCCTCGATGACACGGTCGACGTGATCCTCGACGGCTACCCCCACGACGTGCGCGAGCGCGTCCTCCAGGCGGTCGCCTGATGGCAGAAGCCCAGTGGAAGGCCTCCCGAGGTGTGCGGATGCAACTGACCGCAGACCTCGCGGAGGTCGCCGCCGGCCTCTCGGGCATCCGGTCGAAACGGAACCGGGAATCGAACCCGGTGGTGCTCGGCGCGCTCGCCCGCGTCGACACCGCGATCGTGGAGCTGGCCAAGGCGTGCGCCGAGCTGTCCGCCGACGCAGCCGAACCTCCCGACCCAACAGACTGACCGGAGCCCCCCGTGTCCCAGATCCTCGCCGTCCGCGGCAACAACCCCCTGCGCGCCCTCGAACGAATCGAGTGGCCCGCCGAGCTGGCCGTAGCCGGCGAAGCGACCGTCGACGTGGTCGACGAGATCCCGGTCCGGGCCACCGTCGGCGCCACCGGATCGCACGTCACCGGCGTCGACTCCGATGCTGACGTGATCGTGGTCCAGAACCCCCTCGACCGGTTCCTCGCTGAGTCGGTTGTCGCGGCCAAGCGCGAAGGCCGACGGATCGTGGTTGACGTCGACGTCGACTGGTGGACGATCCCCCCTCACGCCGCCGGCCACCGGTCCACCACGAGCCTGCACTCCTCCAAGAAGTGGCTGGACCTCGCCGTGAGCGCCGCCGACCTGATCACCGTCCCCTCGGCCCGTCTCCTCGACCGGTTCGCTGGGACCGACGTCGAAGCCACGGTGCTCCGCCCGAAGATCCCCGAGCAGCTCATCGTCGACCCCGAGACGATCACCGGCACCGGGCCGTCCCAGATCGTGTGGTACGGGTCGACCGCCGACCAGCCCGACGACCTGGGCCCGGTGTCCAGGCCGGTGCGCGAGCTGCTCCGCACCGGCCGCGCCCGGCTCACGATCATCGGCCCCGAGGCAGGGATCGCCCGAGCGTTCGGTGCCCCGTTCGACGCCAACTCGTTCTGGATCTCCGGTGAGCTCGAACCGATGGCAGCGTTCGAGCTGCTCGCCGCACGGGCCGGGCAGATCGGGATCGCCCCGTTCAAGGACGTGGTCTTCAACAAGGCCCGCGGGTGGTCGTGGCCGCTGCTCTACGCGGCGTGCGGTCTGGTCCCGGTGATGTCGCCGCTCCCCGAGCACGAGCTGCTCAAGGAGGAGCACGGGATCGGGGTCCTGGTCGACCAGGGGTCGGACTGGCGGTCGACGCTCACCCGCCTCTCGGTCCGGTCCGACGAGCGCCTGGACCTGGCGCGCGCCGCCGCGACCGGGGTCGGGGCGTTGACGTTCGAGGCAGCGGCTGCCGAGTGGGCGTTGGCGTGGCTGGGGTGAACGAGCAGACCCACCGGGCGGAGGGCCGGCTGGTCCGGTACCGGTCGGCAGCGAAGGTCCAGACCGAGGCTGGGGTCCCGAAGTCGATGTCGTCGGACGTGGTGATCGAGGTCGAGGCCAACGACCCGGGCCGTCACCTCGTGAAGGTGGCGGGGGCGTGGGTCGATGCCGAGACGCTCCCGGTCGGGGTTGACATCGCGGACGTGACGGTCGAGGTGACGGTGGTCCTCCGCTGGCCTGACCAACCATCCTTGCGCTAACTGTCTCGGATCGGCTACAGTCGGGGCTATGGAAGCACCCGCCGCCACGAACAGGAGCCGATGATGGCGTTCACCATGCCCAACCGTTACCCCGGAGACTGCAAGGGATGCGGCCGAGCCGTGCCCCCCGGCGCCGGCCTCGCCGTCAAGACCAACGGGTCCTGGCACACCGAGCACCTCGACTGCGAGGAATGGGCCCACGAGCACCCCGCTCCCGCTGCCCTCGTGAAGGCCGTCGCCGCCGCGCCCACCGGGCCGACCCCTGACGTCGCCGCTGGCCGCTACGCCGTCCTCGACCCGGTCGACGGGGTCCTCAAGTTCTACAAGGTCGACCGGCCCACCGAAGGCCGCTGGAAGGGCTACACGTTCCTCAAGGTCTACGCCTCCGACGAGACGTGGCCCATCCGCGACCACACCCACCGGGACCTGATCCTCACCGCGATCGCTGCCGATGCCCGCGGGGCGATGGAACGCTACGGGGCCGAGATCGGCAAGTGCGGTCGCTGTGGCCGCACCCTCACCGACGAGGCGTCCCGCGCCCGAGGCATCGGCCCCGACTGCTGGTCGATGCTCAACGAAGGCCGGGGCACCCACGGCCGCAACCAGGCCGCTGTCGCCTGATGGCCAAGCTCCTCCGGGCCAAGCTGCGGATCACGGCCAGCCACTTCCGCGAGATCGACTTCGCCCCCGAGTCGATGGACGAGCACGCCCGGCTCCGTCACGGCACCGAGCTGGTCGTGGTCGCCCTCGACCGCAACGAGACAGCCGCGGTGACCTACGGGCTCCGCCTCAACTGCGTCGCCCACGGCTGCGACCCGCACCACGCCGACGACGGCCAGGTGTCCCCCAGGCCGAACTGGACGCTCGAAGAACTCCAGGCTGACCCGACGGTCAACGGCCACGCCGCCGACGTCGTCGAGCAGCTCACCACCCCCTGGACGGAGGTCCAATGAAGAAGATCCCCACCCTGCTCCGCCGCGACCCAGACAACCGAGCGAAGGTGCTCGACGAGGTCACCCCGGGATGCGAGTGGGTGATGGCCGGCGACGGCCGACCGACCCGCAAGTACGACGGCGTCTGCGTCCTCATCGTGATCGGCCGGCTGATCCACCTCAGCGCCGGGGAACGGATCATCACGGGGTACGTCCGCCGCAACGTCAAGCCCGGCAAGCCGACCCCCGACGGGTTCATCCACGTCGAGACGGACCCGGTGACCGGGATCACCTTCGGGTGGGAACCGGTCCACGGGACGGGGTTCCACCGGTTCTTCGAGGAGGCCGTCACCAACCACAACGGAGCGGAGATGGGTCCGCTGGTCGACGGGACCTACGAGCTGTGCGGCCCGAGGATCAACGGCAACCCGGAGGGGCTCGACCAGCACCTGCTGTTCTCCCACGACCGGGCCGAGACGGTCGGGTTCGCCCTCGACCACCCACTCGGGTTCCAGGAGCTACGCGAAGGCGTCGCGCTGCTCGCCCCGTGGGAGGGCGTGGTCTGGCACCACGACGACGGGCGCATGGCCAAGCTCAAGCGCCGCGACCTCTGACCTCAGACGAGGGACGGCACCGTGACGTCGCCGTCCTGGCGGAGCAACTGGTCGAACGTCGCGGTGTCCATGTAGAACGCGCCGCTCATCCCCCACGAGGCGCCCCAACTGTTGAGGAACCGCCACCGACCGGCCCCGCGCTGGTCGTACCCCGTGCACACGTACTCGTGGCCACCGACGACCCTGCCACCGAGGTGGACGTGGTGGCCGGCGTCCGGGGTGAACATCTCGTCATACCAGTCGGTGCCGACGAGGAACGGGCCCTTGGCGATCGCCCCGATGGCGTGCTCCAGACCGAAGGCGTGGGTGAACGACTTGATGAGCCCCGCCTGTCGAGCGGCCTTGCAGACCGCGAGCCCGGACCCTCCCGGATCACCCGGCGGGTACACCGGCCCGCCCTGGAGGATCGTCTCGGCGTGGTAGAGCGCGAGAGCATCGGCCTCGGTGACCCGCAGGCCCTTGGCGAACCCGGGAGCGGTCATCCTCCACTGCTCCAGAGCGTTCGCAGTGCACGACCCGACGTCGCCCTGGTCGAGGACCCCGCCGTAGTGCCGCCACGACACGACCTTCGCGGTCGCGGTCGGGGCCGGGAACGCCCGGGACCTCTCGTCGTGATCAACGCGCCGGCCGAGGAGATGGTCACCGAGAACGAGAGGCATGACGCCCATGATCGCAGACGCCCCCCACCGCGACCGCGACCATCCGCGCTTCGCGTCCGGGCCGCAACTACCTTCCCGACTGCGACGACGACCAGGGAGAGGGTTCATGGGCCAATCGGCCGGATCACCCGCCACCGACGACCAGCAACCCGCTGGGCCGAGGCGATGCACGGACGGGACGATGCACCACACGTGGTGTGTCCACGGGGACCCTGAGCGCCCTCGTGGGTTCCGTGGAGCGTTCTGCGGGCGCTGCCCGCTCGTCGTGCTCACCCTCGCCGTGTGGGCGCAGGTGGACCCGGAGGCGTTCGCGATCACCGTCGACCCGAACGGGATCCAACGGGCGTGGATCACGGCGAAGGTGCTGCCCGAGCTGGCCAACGACCGGATGCGAGCCGAAGGGTGACCCCGAGGCGTCGCACGGCCAAGCGGCCGAGCAAGGCGATCGTCGCACCCGAGGCCATGCCGAAGGGCCAGCTCAACAAGCTCGTCTCCGAGGCCCGGTTCCAATCGGATCTGATCAAGGTGCTCGACGACCTCGGCTGGTGGTGGTGGCACGACCAGGACTCGCGCCGCAACAAGGCCGGGCTCCCCGACCTGATCCTCATCCGGCCCCCGCGGCTGGTGTTCGTCGAGCTCAAGCGTCAGCAGGGCCGGCGCAGGAAGGCCCAGATCACGGTCCTCGCGCTCCTGGCCCGCTGCCCGGGGGTCGAGGTGTACCTGTGGCGCCCAGCGGAGTGGAACGCCATCAAGGCGAACCTGGCCTCTCGTGAACGGCCCGCGGCATGAGCGCCGAGGCCACCGGGTGGGTGTTCCGTCACTCGCCGTACAAGGGCGCGGCGTTCGCGATCCACCTGTCGATCGCGGACTCGGTCAACGACCAGAACAACAACGAGTTCTGGATGAAGCAAGCCACCCTCGCGGACAAGGCCCGCACCGGTCGGCAGACGGTCAACACGACCATCGCCGCGATGATCGAGGACGGCTACCTGGAGGCCCTCGACGGCGACAAGGTCGGGTCCCGGCAGTCGCTCCACCAGGGTCGGTTGCTCCGGTTCCTGATGCCCGATCCGCTGTCGTCTCACACGACAGCGCCCCCCGGACCGCTGTCGCCTCACACGACAGCCGGGTGTCCTGAGATCGGACAGCCCGCTGTCGTCTCAGACGACAGCCAAGGAACCCAAGCTCTATCAACCCAAGAAGAACCCAAAACCCCCCAGCCCCCGTCGGCTGCGCCGACCGCGTTCGGTGACCAAGTAGCCGCGGTGTTCACCCTGTGGCAACAGGTCGCCGGGCACCCCGCCGCGGTGCTCGACAACCCCCGGAAGCGCAAGATCGCCGCTGCGCTCCGCTCGCACGGCTTCGACGTCACCTGCGCCGCTGTGAACGGTCTGGTGCACTCGCCGTTCCACCTCGGAGAGAACGAACGCTCGACCCGCTACGACGGGCTCGGCGTGATCCTCAAGAACGCTGATGCGATCGAACGGTTCGCGGGTCTGCACCTCGACCCGGCGTCGCGGCCCCAGGTGAAAGATCCGCTCGCCGGCCTCGGTGGGCCACCGCCGGCCAGGTACGGGCCGCAGCCCGGGTCGGTCCCGGCGGGCGAGTCGGTCCACCCGGTCCTGGCCCGGCAACGACGCCGTGAGGCCGAGGCAGCTCACGCCTGACCCCCGCCTCGGTCGACCGTCGCCGCTCGTGCTACAGTTGCGCCCGTGGATAAGCCGTCGCTGATCAAGGTCATGGAGCGCCTCGCTGCCCCGTGCGGGGTCGTTGTCCACGACCAGCTCGTGACGGTGTGGATGGTCAAGCTCCAGGTGTTCGCTGACGACGTCGTCGACCGGGCCACCGACGCCTGGCTCACCGACCACCCCGGCGAGTTCCCGTCGGCCGACATCATGGTCACCGAGGTGAAGGCGGCAGTCGCTCGCAAGGCAGCGGACCTCACCGCCCGCAAGGCCCAGACCGCCCCCCACCGGGCCGGGCGCCTGTGGCCGGCCGCGATCCGCGAGGCCCAGTCGTGGGCCGAGACGCAGGACTTCGACGGCGACACCGACGCCAAGGCAGCAGCGATCCACGCCTACGCCACCCGCCGCCATGCCGAGCTGACCAAAGGACTCAAGTGAGCGACCCCACCCCCGAGCAGGAAGTCGCGATCGACCTGTTCCGTGCCGAGCTGCCCCTCGTGGTCCAGGCCGGTGCCGGTACCGGCAAGACGACCACCCTCCGCTCGATGGCCGCGACCGAGCCCACGTGGCGCGGCCAGTACATCGCCTTCAACCGGGCGATCGTCGAGGAGGCCAAGGCGAAGATGCCCCGCTGGGTCGCCGCCTCCACCGCGCACGGCCTCGCGTTCAAGGCCGTCGGCGCCCGCTACGCGCACCGTCTCCAGTCGCACCGGATGCGGTCGATGGAGATCGCGAGGATGCTCAAGATCGACCCGATCTACATCAGCTACGGCGCCCAAACGAAGGTGCTCCAGCCGTCGACGCTCGCCGGCTACGTGATGAAGGCCGTCGGCCAGTTCTGCCAGACCGCCGACCCTCACCCGACCGGCCGGCACGTCCCGTACATCGACGGCATCGACCTCCCGACCCAGGACGGGCGCCGCACCTACGGCAACAACGACGTGGTGCGGGCCACGCTCGAACCGAAGATCGCTCACGCCTGGGCCGACCTCCAGTCGACGACCGGGCAGCTCCCCTACAAGCACGACCACTACCTCAAGTTGTGGCAGCTCAACAGCCCGCGGATCGCCGCCGACTACGTCCTGTTCGACGAGGGCCAGGACGCGAACCCGGTGATGCTCGACATCGTCCTCCAGCAGGCCGAGCACGGCGTCCAACTGGTGTGGGTGGGCGACTCCCAGCAGGCGATCTACGGGTTCACCGGCGCGGTCGACGCCCTCGACCGGGCGGCTGCCGCCGGGTCGATGACGTCGTTCCTCACCCAGTCGTTTCGGTTCGGGCCGGCGATCGCTGACCTGGCCAACGTGGTGCTCGACGACCTCGACGCCGAGCTGCGCCTCACGGGGCTCTCGTCGATCCCGTCGCAGGTCTGCCGGCTGGACCAGTCGGACGTGGTGCTGTGCCGCACGAACGCCGAGGCCGTCACCACCGTCCTGAACACCCAGAAGGACGGGCGCACCGCGGCCCTGGTGGGCGGGGCCCGGGAGGTGATCACCTTCGCTGAGGCAGCCACCGAGTTGAAGGACACGGGCCGCACCTGGCACCCGGATCTGATCTGTTTCGAGTCGTGGCTGGAGGTCCAGGAGTACGTCGAGCACGACGCGCAAGGCGGAGAGCTCAAGGCCCTCGTGGGCCTCGTGGACGACTTCGGTGCGGACGTCATCAAGCAGGCCCTGTCGAACAACCCGAACGAGGACGCGGCCGACGTCGTGGTGTCGACGGCGCACAAGGCGAAGGGCCGCGAGTGGGACACGGTCCGCTTGGCCGGCGACTTCCCGGACCTCGACGAACGCGACGGCGACACCGACGAGGAGAAGCGCCTCCTCTACGTCGGAGTGACCCGGGCGAGGTTGAAGGTCGACGTGTCGTCGGTGCCGTTCTTCCAGACCCCCACCTGACCAGCGCGGTTCGCATACTGTCACCCGACGTGCTACAGTGACGGGCATGGACGCACCCACCACCACGACCGTCGCCAACCTCGCCCTCGGGGACATCGCCCCCGAGAACAACGACCGAGGCCACTTCGCAGACGGGGCCCTCCAGGAGCTGGCCACCTCGATCCTGGCCCACGGCCTCGCCCAGCCGATCACGGTTCGCCCCCGCACCGACGGCGCCTTCGGCTGGTGGATCGTCGCCGGTGAACGCCGCTGGCGCGCCCACCAGCTCGCCGGGCTCGACACGATCCGGGCCATCGTCGTCGACGCCACCGACGAGGAAGCCGCAGCGATCATGCTCCTCGAAAACGTGAACCGGGTCGACCTCAACCCGATGGAGGAAGCCGCCGCCTACCAGTCCCGGATGGACCGCTTCGGGTACACCGTCGAGGCCCTCGCAGCCCAGACCGGCAAGACCGCCGGGGTCATCAAGGCCCGCCTCCAGCTCCTCACCCTGGCCCCCCGAGTCCAGGCTGTCATCGCCGCTGGCGGGTTCTTCCTCGCCGGTGCCGCCCAGATCGCCGGGCTCGACCACAACCGCCAGATCCTCGCCGTCAACATCTTCGCCCGCGACCCGAAGATGAGCGGCGCCACCTGGGACGCCCTCGTCTCCAAGCTCCGCACCGAACAGCAGGCCGACGACCAGTACGGGCTCCTCGACTGCGACGACTTCCTGGTCATCGAGGAGTTCCACCTCGGGGCCCGCGCCGCCGCCCGACCGTCCGCCACCAAGGTGGCCCGTCTCCTCGCCGCTGCCCTCGCTACCGTGCCCGCCGACCACCCCGACCGGACGGACATGCTCACCGCCCTCAACGCCTACGGACTGGACGCCCAGTGACCTCACCTCCCCGCCGCCGCACCGGTGGCCGCAGCTACAACGGGTTCTCCGGGGCCGCACGATCCCATCTCGGGTCGGTGCAGTCCGGGATCCTCCGACGGCAGCCGCACCTCCGGGTCAACATCTGCAAGGCGTGCGGCCGTCACGCCGACCCCCCATCGGTGCCGGTCCACCAGCACCTGGAGGACTACAACGAGCTGCTCGACATCATCGGGCTCTGCGTCCTCTGCCACGTGGTCTGCCATGAACGCTTCGCTTACCCGGACCCCGCCGCCCGCTACCGGTCGGCGCTCCGCCGCGGCGCGATCTTCGAGCCCGTCGGGTCTTGGGGCGCGGGGGTCGCCGCCGTGATCAAGGGCGAGTCCGGGTACAAGACCGCCACCCGCGGCCCGAAGCGCGGCCCGGGGATCCTCGACGACATCGCGACCGGCCGATACCTCCACCTCAAGCCCCGCATCGGCGGCGCGGGCGGCGCAGCGGACAGGTTCGTCGAGTGAGGTTCGACGACACCGGGTACCTCGATGCCTGGCGCGACGACGGGGTCTACCCGAAGATCCACGACGAGCTGTTCCGTCTCGTGCGACGCACCCCACCGACCGGCCCGGTCCTCGACCTGTGCTGCTCGACCGGGCTCCTCGCCCAACGGATCAACGACGAGCTGCGCGTGCCGGCGGTCGGCATCGACTCCGACGACCGGGCCATCACTGGAGCCGTCGCCGCCGGGGTCAAGGTCCCGTTGCTCACGTGCACCCTCCGCGGGGACCTGGCCGCGTTCAAGGACGTCCTGGCCACCTACGAGGTGACGGGGATCGTGGCCCGCCGGTGCTTCCCCGAGCTGTTCGGGTCCCGAGCGGGGCTCGACCGCGAGTTCCTCGGGATCTTCAAGACGGCCCTCGCTGAGGCCGGCGTCACCCAGCTCTGGCTCCAAGGCCGGCAGGCGCACCGGCACGCGACGAACGCCCTCCCGTCGATCACCCACGAGGTCATGGCCATGGTCCTCGACCACCAGACCGACCCGCCGCAGTGGACCGGCCGGTGGCGTCTCGTGGCCAAGACCACCGCCTGCGCCTACCTCACCACCACCCCGGCGAGGCCCAACATGACCCTCCTGACGCCACCCCAGGAACCGTCGCCGGATCGGCTACAGTCACCCGAGTGATCCACGACTTGATCCAGCACCTCGCCCGCCCGATCGGTGACCTCCGCCCCCACCCGGAGAACCCCCGACGTGGTGACGTCGACGCCATCAAGGAGTCGCTGGAGGTGAACGGCCAGTACAAGCCGATCCTCGTGCAAGCGTCGACGATGTTCATCCTCGGCGGCAACCACACCTGGCTGGCAGCGAAGCGCCTCGGCTGGGACGAGATCGCCGCCGTGCTCCTCGACGTCGACGACGCAGAAGCGACCCGGATCCTCCTCGCTGACAACCGGCACGCCGACCTCGCGACCGACGACACGAACGCTCTGACCGAGCTGCTCCAGACGCTCCCGTCGCTCGACGGCACCGGCTGGGGCCAGGACGACATGGACCGGATGCTCCGCGACCTCGCCCGGCCGCTCACCTACGACGACCCGCCCCCCGCCCCCGAAGGCATGGGGACCGGCACTCCACCCGACGGCGAGGGTGAGGAGCCCGGCGACCCGACCCCACCGGTCGCGATGATCGACGCCCCGGACTTCAAGGTCGAGCTCCAGCCCGGATCGCTCGCGGAGTGGGCCAAGGAGTTCAAGGGCAAGAAGGGCCAAGCGAAGCTCGCGGAGCTGCTCACCTGGCCCGACGGATCCGGTCCGCCGCGCCTGTCCCGCCCCGGTGACATCACCCGAGTCGGGACCGGGACCGGCGAAGGCGGCGTCGGGGAACAGGTCCCGCTCGACGAACTGAACCCGTACCCCCTCAACCCCCGCCAAGGCGACGTCGGCGCGATCTCCGAGTCGCTCGCAGCGAACGGCCAGTTCCGGCCGATCGTCGTGAACAAGGGCACCATCACCGGCGCCCCGAACGAGATCCTGGCCGGCAACCACACGTTCTTCGGGGCCCGCGCGATCGGCTGGCAGACCATCGGGGTCACCTGGGTCGACGTCGACGCCACCGAAGCCGCCCGGATCCTCCTCGCTGACAACCGGACCGCCGAGCTGGGCTCCTACAACACGGACCTCCTGGTCCAGTCGCTCCAGTCGCTCGACTCGCTGGCCGGCACCGGGTTCGACTACGACGACCTCGACGACTTCCTCGCCGCCTCCTCCGACGTGGCCGGCGCCACGAGGAAGGGCAAGGCCCGGCTGCGGATCATCGACGAGGACTCCGCTACCGCCTACACCCTGTCGACCTTGTGGCCGCTCTACGACGGCTGGTATGCCGACCTCGAAGCTCGTGCGTCGCAGACGGGCACGAACCCGGCGGGGCTGGTGGCCGACCTGCTGTCGCTCACCTCGGCCCGAGCCCAGTGACCGAGCCGTCCACCGGTGAACTGATCCGTCGGGCGACGCGGATCTGGGCCGACGACCCGGGCACGGTCCAGGCCCGACGGGTGCTCCTCGCCCGCGCCATGGCCCCGTTCGGGCTCGCCCCGAGGATCCTTGACCTGATGGGGGTCGACGGCACCCCGTTCCTGCGTCGCCGTGGTGTCGAGGGGCTGGCCACCGGCCGCGGGATCCTCATCCACTGGATCCTGGCCCCGGACCCTGGCCTCGACCTCCACGACCACCCGTTCGAGTTCTGGACGTGGATCGTCAGGGGCGGGTACACCGAGGAGTGGATGGACGGCCGGAATGCGTCGCTGATCGCTGGTGCGGTCGAGCACGTCACCGCGCTCGGTCACCCGCAGCCCCGTGGTCTGGTTCGCTCCTGGGCGAAGGGCTCCGTGCACCGGATGCCCCTGAACGTCACCCACCGGATCAGTCACGTCGAGCCGGGCACGATCACGGTCGTGTTCCGAGCCCGGAAGACCCGCGAGTGGGGGTTCTACCTCCCGACCGGCTGGGTCCACTGGCGCCGTTACGACTACCAGGCCCGCCGGCCGGGCATGGCATCGTCGTCGAAGCCTGAGGAGAACCACCTCGCATGACCGAGGCCGCGAAGGAGATGCTCCGCTGCGAGGACGAGCACCTGATGATCGTCGAACGGGCCCAGCTCAGGGTCCGTCTCGGTGAGACAGGCTGGTGGTTCGTCGACGGTGCCCCGTCGCTTGCGGAGTCGGCGGTGTCCCGGTGCCACCGGCTCCTCAAAGGTGACCGGTGGGAACGGTCGGTCAGAGTCGAGGTCGGGCTCGACGGTGAGGTGAAGCTGCGCCGCTACGTCGACGGTGACCGGGTGCGCGAGACGATCTGGACGGGGCACCTCCCGATCGACGAGATCATCACCGCCACCGACGCCGCCCTGACGTGGGAACGCCCACCTGGGCTCCCATCCTCACCCTGACCCCTGCCAAGCTGTCCTGGACCATCTGAGCGTCCGATCCCGCCACCCTGGAGGCCATCCCGTCATGCCGAAGTTCGTGCGCTACTACCCGGACGGGGTCAACGTCCTCGACGAAGCCAAGGCCCGGCTCCGTCACGCCTACAAGAACTTCGACCATGTCGTGATCTCGTTCTCCGGGGGCAAGGACAGCTTGGCGCTCCTCGAACTGGCCCGTGAGATCGCCATCGACGAGCTCCAGGTCACCGACAAGGTCGAGGCGTGGTTCCGGGACGAGGAGGTGATCCCGAACATCGTCGCTGACTTCGTCGAGTCGATGAAGGATCTGCCATGGCTGGACCTCCACTGGTGGGCGGTGCCGCTCCGCTCGGTGAAGGCCGCGTTCGGGGTGACCGAGCGGTATATCCAATGGGACCCGGCCCGCGACCCAGCGAACGGTGGGGTCGGGTTCGTGCGTGACCTGCCACCGTGGGCGGTCACCCTCGACACCCTCGGTCTGCCGGCGGACACGGTCCTCTCCCAGTACACCGCCGACGCCGCGTTCGCTGACTCGCTCCTGGGCCGCGGGTCGATCGTCCAAGCGATCGGGATCCGCTGCACCGAGTCGCTCCTCCGCTACGCAGCGATCGTGAACGGCGGCTCCCGAGGCCGGCGCACCTGGCTGACCACCCCCGAACGGATGGGCAACCGGAAGCGCCTGGTGGCGATGGGCCGACCGATCTACGACTGGGCCGAGAACGACGTGTTCCGCCTGTTCTACGAGCGCGGCGTCCGGTACTGCTCGATCTACGACACCCAGATGTGGCTGCGCCGCGAGATGCGCGTCGCCACCTCCCTGACGACCCAGAACGCCAGGATGCTCGACCGGCTCCGCGTGACGGATCCTGCCCACTTCGAGCGTCTGGCCAAGGTGTTCCCCGAGGTCGAGTCGCTGGCCCGGTACAACGCCGACTTCGACCACGACGCGCTGATCGACAGGATCGGCGTCGATTGGGAGACGCTCACCGCCTGGGTCGAGGAGCACCAGACCGGCGACCTGTACGACAAGGCGATGGAGTTCATCCGCTATCACCGCAAGTGGGGCGAGGAAGGCAAGCCGGCGTTCCCGGTCCACGAGGCCGCGGCCCGCCTGGTCCGAGGCGATCACCAGCGTGGCGCCGGCACAGCGTCCGTCGGGGCCGGGGTCTGACCCACCCCGGCCGCTGTAGCACCATCGGCTACAGTCACGGGCATGGCCCGTACCGCTCAAGCTGACCCCATCGACTCGATCACCTGGGTGGAAGCCACCTCGCTGCGCTCGAACGTCTACAACCCCAACCGGGTCCTGACCCCCGAGCTGCTCCTCCTCGAACGGTCGCTCCTCTCGACCGGCTGGATCCAACCGGTCCTCGCGAACCCTGACGGGGTGATCATCGACGGGTTCCACCGATGGCGTCTCACCCAGGACTCCCCAGCGATCGCGCAACGCTGGGCCGGCAAGCTGCCCGTCGCCACCCTCGACGTCGACGAACCGACAGCGATGGCGATCACGGTGCGGATCAACCGGGCGAAGGGCCAGCACTCCGCCGCGCTCATGGCCGCGCTGGTCCAGGCCATCATCAACGACCACGGCTGGACCCCCGAACGGCTCGGCACCGAGATCGGCGCCAACCCCACCGAGATCGACTTGCTCCTCACCGAAGGGGTGTTCGACCACAAGAACATCGACTCGTGGGCGTACTCCGCCGCCTGGTACCCGGTGCCGTCCGACTCGCCGGCTGCGGCGGACGGCCTGACGTCGTCGGCTCCGCTGCCGGTCGAACGCCCCGAAGACCCCGAGGAGGTCCCGGCATGACCACCGAAGATCCGCCGCTCGACGCAGCCCGCCGGGCCTACGAGTTCGCCACCGCCCACTCGAACGGTCCGATCGGTGAACTCCAGCTCCCGTGGGATGCCCTGACAGACGAGGAGACAGCGGCGTGGGTGTGCCACGTCCGTGACCTCCGAGAGGACGCGATCGTGATCAACGGGCAGCGGTTCACGAACGCCGATGCCGAGGGCATCCTGCGCGACATGGGGTTCACCCACCTGACCAACGGATCCTGGGTCACGCCACCGGCCCTCGGCTACCCCGCACCCGGGGCCAAGTCCGTCGTGCTCACCGAGGCGAAAGCGGCAGAGCGGGCGGTCCGCGGCGGGCGTGGAGTCGAGCCGTGGGAGCACAGCTTGATCCGGGCGTGGGCGATCGTGATGACGGTCAGCGTCGTGTTCGCCATCGGCGCGGCGTGGGGGACTCGACGCACCCACGACCGGGCCGACACCCGCACGAGGACGGCGGTGTGCCAGGTGCTCGACGAGCTCGGCGCCGACCCTGCCACCCCCGCAGCGGTAGAGCCGTGCAAGGGCCTCCCCCGGTGAGGCCCCACCCCCCGGCCCCGCAGACCACCGAGCCGCCGGTCCCTGGCGATGTCCGGTGGATCGCCGGCTTGGATCTGCGCTGCACGGTCGTCGCCACCGGTCTGACAGCACCGACGTACCCGGTCGGTGTGCCGGGCTGTGACGTGGTCGTCCACCACGACGACCGACCCGACGAGCACCGGGTCGTCCCGACCGACAGGCTGCTCACCACGGCGGAGATGGCGGCGTGGCTGCTGGTGATCGCCTCGTGGTGGGAGGAGATGCACGAGCGCCGCTCGATCGAGGCCCGCGAGGCCCTGGTGGCGATGCACTCGTGCCGTGCGAAGTCCGAAGTCCTGCAACCTGATGGAGCCACCCCAACATGACCCCCGAACGCCTTGACCAACTCGCCGCGTACCTCACCCGCTGCACCGACGCGATCTTCGGGGTGCCCCTGCGCCGCCAGGTCCGTGAGGGCAACGACCTGATCGACTCGCTGATCCACGACCTCGGTGCCCGCGACGTCGAGATCAAGCGGCTCCACCGTGCCCTCGGGGAACAGACGAGGGCGGTGAAGTCCTGGAGGAACCGGTGCCTGCGCGCCAAGAAGAACCTCGCCCTGGCCCGCGAGCACCGTGACCGGGTCCGGGCCGAAGGCCGAGCTGACCGTGAGGCCCTGGCTGTGGCCAACCGCAAGGTCGCAGTGTTCGACATGCTGCTCGACGCCGGCCTGCTCGACCCTCGACGTCGTGACGTCGTCCTCCGAAGCGCCGTCGAGGCCCTCCGCCCGCTCCCTGGCCCGACCCAGCAATCAACGATCGCTGACGAGCTGACCGTCGGCGTCTATAGCGCGAGGCCGGTGACGGCGGTCCCGGTCGAGGAGATCATGGAGTCGCCTGGCCCAGCGACGGGTACCCCGATCACGCCCGACCCCGACAACGACGAGACGATCAAGGCGGAGCAGACCGTCGGGTTGGGGCCGCTGGCCGGCTTGGGTCCGCTCCGCCCGATGGGAACAGCCGGTCACCTGGCCCAGGCTCTCGACGCCTACCGGTCGGGCCCAGCTCTCGACGTGTGCGCCAAGCCCGGGTGCGGACACCAGCGTCGCCTGCACCCGACGTCGTCCTCGGATCACGCCGCCGGGTTCTGCACCGGTCAAGGCCCGTGGTGGCGCCTCGGTGCCTGCGCCTGCCACGGGTTCGTGGAGCCGACGCCGTGACGACCGACGAGGCGGTGGGTGAGATCGCCACGGTGACCAACGCCTGGGCGGACGAGGTGGTCACGGTCCCTGATGACCCGTCTGGGCGGTCGATGGCCAAGATCGCTGCGATCCTCCTCGCTGTCGAGGCCGACCGGTGAGCACCGAGTACGGGTACGCCACCACCGACGACGGCCGACTGGTGTGGCTGTCCCCGTCCCCGGACCTCGACCTGACGGTGTCCGAGGTGTCACCAGGGGAAGGGTGGATGCCAGCGACCCCGGAGCTGCTCACCGAGGCCGGGTTCGTCCAGACCGGCCCAGACACGTGGGCCCGGTACCCCGGGTTCATCCCACCACCGACACCCGAGCCGGGCCTTCCTGACGCCACACGGGCCGGCTGGGACGACATCTACGCCGCTGCCATGGCCGTCATCGCCCCCCACGGTGACCCGGCAACGATCGAGGCCCTCCCGAGGTGGTTGCTGATCCCAGCGATCAACGCCGCCGTCGACGCAGCAACCGCGCACCTCAGCTCGACCGTCGAGCACGGCGTCGACCTGGAGGACGGCACCGGAGTCCGCGTCACCCCCGAGTCGTGGGTCGATAGCCACCTCAAGGCTGGCGGGGTTCCCCTGCCCCTCTACAAGCGCACCGTCACCCGCACCCCATGGGAACCAACGTGACCCTCGTGGCCCGTACCATCCAAGGCGCCATCCTCGCCCTGGCCGTCCTCCTCCTGGACTGGATCCAATGACCACCGAAACCCGAACCCCGAACGCCAACGAGTCGAACGTCGGCCGACAGTGGAAGCTCACCCGCCGCCGCCTCGACCGGATCCTCACCGCCGTCGCCGCCGGTGCCCCCATGTCGAGCGCCGCGAAAGCAGCAGGCATCGGCACCTCCACGTTCTGGAAGTACCACGCCCTCGGCCTCACCCTCCTCGACAAGGCCATCGCAGACGGCGTCATCGACCCCGACCTCCTCGAACTCGCAGAGGAGAACGCCCAAGGGCTCGCAGACGCAGCCGCCAACGCCCAAGGCGAGAAGGCCGCACCGGTCAACCCGACGAAGGTCCTCGGCCGCTACCTGTCCGACGCCGGCTGGCCCGAAATCGACTGTCTGTTCGTGGAATTGGTGGACGGAGTGGCCCGTGCCGAAGCGGAGGGCGAGCTGCGCCTCGTGACTCTCGTGTCCCGTCATGCGGAGAAGTCCTGGCAGGCCGGGATCGCGCTGCTGTCGCGGCGGTGGCCTGAGCGGTACCGGGAAGGTGTGGAGATCACGGGGGAGGGCGGCGGTCCGATCCACGTCGCGACGGATGCGGAGCTGGCCCGACAGTTGCGTGATGACCCGGAGGCGCGTCGGCTGTCGTCGGAGCTGTTGGCTCGGGTGACGCCGTCGGCCCCGGTCGGGACCCCGGCTATCGTCGACGACGACGACCCGGACGGCGAGGACGACGGTGACGCTGCTCCTCCCGGAGAGTGATGGGCTCCAGAACGCTGACCGGCTGATCCGGCTGCCGGTCACCCCGGCGCATCTGGGGGTGCGGGCGTCGCGCGGGCATTGGGTGTACCCGCGGCATATCCAATATCTGAACGAGTACATGGTCGACTTCCTCCTCGACCCTGATGAGCGGTTCGTGATCATCGAGCTCCCAGTTCGCCACGGGAAGGAGACGCGGGTCGATGAGCCGGTGCTCACGCCGTCGGGCTGGTCGACGATGGGCGCGCTCCAACCCGGAGACGAGGTGTTCGGCCCCGACGGGCGTCCGACCGAGGTGCTGTGGCGGTCGCCGGTCAACCGGTCGGCTCCGAAGCTGCGGGTGGCGTTCACGGACGGCACCTCGATCGACGTGCACCCGGCGCATGAGTGGACGGTGTGGTGCCGAGCGAACCGGAAGTGGCGGACCTACGAGACGCAGCACCTGGCCCGGTTGAAGCTCACCTCGGGGCAGGGCCCGACGGGCAGGTACCTGTACCAGCTCCCGCAGCGGTCCCCGGTCGAGTTCCCCGACGCCGAACTCCCGGTCGACCCGTGGCTGATTGGCTACTGGATCGGAGACGGCGGCGCAGAGAACGCCTACCTCACCGCGGGCGGCGACGCCGACGAGATCATCGAGATCCTCACCGCGGTGGGTGAAGCACCGCACATCAGGTTCGCTCACAAGGCGACGGGCTGCGAGTACCTCCGGGTGCCGACGTTGCGTCGCCGGCTGTGGGAGATCGGCATCCGCGGCGTCAAGAAGATCCCCGAGGTGTGCTGGACGTCGAGCGTCGCGCAACGCCGGGCGCTGCTCCAGGGGATCGTTGACTCCGACGGGCACGTCGAGCGCGGGTCGGGCCGGGTGCGGGTCGTGGGCCACGACGAGGCCCTCGTCCGCTCGGTCGCCACCTTGGCCCGCACCCTCGGCCACCGGGCCACGATCTACACCGAGACGGACACCAGGCCCCCGCACCTGATCGTCAACCGTGACGGCTCGACCCAGATGATCGCCACCGCCGGCACCCGCTGGGTCTGCTCATGGACCCCGACCGATGGCCTCCCCCCGGGCCGGTTGGCCCGCAAGACCACCGCCCGACCGGCGCGCCGCCAGGAACGGATCGCCATCGCCTCGATCACCGAGGCCCCCCCGGCGGACGGGGTGTGCATCCAGGTCGATCGGTCCGACGGGCTGTTCCTCGTCGGACGGGAGCTGATCCCGACCCACAACTCTTGGTTCATCTCGAAGTACCTGACGGCGTGGCACGTCGGGTGTTGGCCGAACAAGAACGTGCTCCTCACCTCGTACAGCGACACCTTGGCCAAGGGGTTCTCCCGCGATGCCCGGATGATCTTGGAGGAGTACGGCCCGGACCTGTTCGGGGTGAAGGTGCGTGGGGACTCCAGGTCGGTGAACCGGTGGGAGATCGCGGATCACTTCGGTGGGTTCAAGGCCAGCACCCTGTACGGGTCGATCACTGGTGTCGGCGGCGATCTGATCGTGATCGACGACCCGGTGAAGGACGCGAAGGCGGCGCACTCGGTCAACGCCCGTGAGGCCCTGTGGGAGTGGTACCAGGAAACGCTGCGTGGCCGTCTGGAGCCGGGCGGGAAGATCATCGTGGTCATGTCCCGCTGGCATGAGGACGACCTCGTCGGTCGGCTTCTGGCCCACTCTGAGTCGGACCCGGAGGCGGACCAGTGGGAGAGGATCCGGTTGCCGGCGATCGCGGAACCCGGGCCGGATGAGCCCGAGTTCAAGATGCCGATCGAGGTGCTGCGCGAGGTCGGCTGGACCGACGAGATGGGCCGTCAGGCGGGGGAGGCGTTGTGGCCTGAGCGGTGGCCGGTGAAGCGGCTGCGTCGGATCAAGGCGTCGGTGTCGGCGGTGTCGTGGGAGTCGAACTATCAGCAGCGTCCGACGGCCCGCGAGGGCGACGTGTTCAAGACGCACAACTGGAAGTACGTGGGGGCTCTGCCGGCGGCGGTTGGGCCGAAGCGGATGATCCGCCGCTATGACCTCGCTGACGACGGATCCGACTACGCCGCGACGTCGCTGCTCGGCTGGCATGAGGGACGGACCTACATCATCGACGTGCGCCGCACGAAAGGCGGGTCGGCGCACGTCCGCCGGTTCTTCCGGGCCGCGGCGGTGGAGGACCGCCAGAAGTATGGGCGTGGCATCGAGCAGATCATCGAGCAGGAGCCGGGGTCGGCCGGCAAGACGATCGCTGACCAGTACGTGGCGACGGTGTTCGCCGGGTTCCGGGCCAAGAAGCTCACCACCTCCGGGTCGAAGGAGCTCAACGCGGAGGGCCTCGCCGCCCAGCAGGAAGCCGGCAACGTGTACCTCGTCGGGGTCGGCACCGAAACCGACGGCAGCGTGCGACCGGCTCACTGGTGGGACGACTACAAGGAGGAGGCCCGCACCTTCCCCCGTGGCGCGAACGACGACATGATCGACACGTCGTCCCAGGCGTACAACGACCTCGCCGCACGGCTGACCCAACGGGTGAAGGGCCGCGCGGTGACGAAGGCTGGCGCGTCAGGTCGTGGCGGTGCGGTCACGAAGGCGAAGACGGTCCAGCGGGGCGCGACCTCCTCGTCGAAGGGCAAGCCGGTGGTGCCGCAGATCGAGGCCGAGGTCGAGGACATGCCGGGCCCGGAGGAGGATGCCCCGGAGGAGTCGACGGTGATGCCGTCGGCGCCGGCTGCGCCTCGTCGGACCCCGTTGAAGGGCGGCACCGGGCCGGGTCAGCGGCGGAAGCCACCGAAGAAACGCCGGTAGACCCCCTCGCCCGACTGTCTCGGATCTGCTACGGTTACGGGTATGGACGAACCCACAGCAACCATCACAGCCCCACCCGACGACCCCCGGACGGTCATCGCCCTCGCCATCAACGATGACGACAGCGCCGGCCTCTCCGGGTTCGAGCTCACCCCCGACGAGGTAGCCGACGAGATCCTCGACCGGCTCACCAACGCCGGGTACACGATCCACCCGACCCCCCGGCTCCACACGGCCCGCGAGCTGCTCGCCAACATGGGGATCACCAACCCCGAGGTGCTCACCGACACCGACGGCGCCGGCTGGGACTTCGACCGGCCCGCTGCCATCGCCCCCGCCTGGTCGGCCGACGACGGCGGGCTCCGGGTCTGGTGCGGCGGGCAGGCCCTGTTCACCCTCACCTGGCTCCAGGCCGACGGCCACCGAGCCAACCGTTCCCACGCCTACATCGTGATCGACACCCGCGACCTCGACGCCTGGCAGGCAGCCCGCCGAGCCGGTTCCACCCCGACCGGGGCGTGCCCGTCGCCCCGCATCCGCCTCGCCCAGGCCGGGTGACCCGATGGCCAAGCTCACTCGCACCCAGGTGGCCGAGCTGCGCGCCATCCTCGCCGGGGCCGAAGCCGCCGACGACGACATCAACCGGCCCGATGTGGTCCTCATGGCCGTGAAGCCGACGGCGACCACCACCCTCGACGTGACCCTGCCCGACGGTCGGGTCGTCACCGAGGTGGCCAAGCATTCCCGCCCGTTCGTTCGCCTCGACGCCGCCACCACGGCCCTGGCCCGATTCATCGTGGAGCACTCATGACCCTGATCCTTGACCGCAAGAACCGTGACCCCGAACAGGTCCGGGAGTTCATGCCCGGCTACCTCGCTGCCCGCAACGAGCTCGGCGCGGCGCCCGGTGCTCTGGTGTACGACGCTGACCTCAAGGGCCGGATCCCCGGGATCGAAGGCCCCGACGAGGAAACAGCGATCTACTACCTCCAGACCCTCCACAAGCTCGACGCGCTCCAGGTCCAGATCGACGAGTACCTGGCCGAAGGCGGGGAGGTGATCACCCACCTCGACGAGCCGACGAAGTTCCGGTCGATCGTCCGCTACGGCTGGTACGTGGGCGGCACCGGCTGGCAGGAGTGGTCCGGTGCCCGGCTGTGCCCGAACAGCAAGGGTGTCCCGTCGTTCGTGCTCCCCAAGGGGAGCCGCACCCGCGGCCACTCCATCGACGGATCCAAGGTCATGGTGAAGCGATGACTCGTCGGCACGTCGACCACGACAGGGTCGGGACCACGACGCACCGGGCCACCGCGTACCGGTGGGACCCGGACCAGGACGACAACGAGGAGATCGCCGAGGCCGAACACTCCGATCTCGACAGCACCAAGGCCCTGGTCCTGGCCAACGCCCCGGCTGCCGAGTCGGTGCTCATCTACCGGGGCACCTACGAGTGGGACCCGGATCTTGACCACCACGAGGAAGGCGGCGCGGTCCGCTGGGTTACCTGGGTCCAGGACACCCACTGGTTCTGCAACGGGTATCCGACCGACGATCCGCTGGCGCCGTGGACGTGGGAGGAGGACCGGTGGTGACCACCTCGCACACTGTCACCCCTCGTGCTACAGTCACGGGCATGGACGAACCTGAGACACCCACCACCCACCCGGCCCGCATGTACGCCCGGCTCACCGACGGATCAGACGGCTGCTCCGCCGGCACCGCCATGGCCGAGACTGCCCTGTGCAGCGAGTGCATCACCCTCAACGAACACAACGGGGCGCTCGACACCGAAGGGCTGGTCGACTGCACCGGCAACGAGGCCCTGGAGTGCCAGAACTGCGGCCGGCACGACGCTGACGTCGCCGCCGAACCCGACGCCTCGACCTGGGCGGTGCCGCCCGAAGGCTGGCACCTCAAGCCCGGCCCCGAAGGCGGCGCGAACATCTACCACGACGGGGCCCTCGTCGCGGTCGTCACCGAAGCCCCAGCGGGTCGGGTCCTCGTGACCCAGACCATCATCGGCGGCGAGGAGCGGCCCCCCTGCGAGTACCGGGAGTACCGGGCCTCGGGGGTCGTGGTCACCCGCGACGCCTGGACCGTGTTCGCCGCCGAGCTGACGGTCCGCCCCGCAACGACAGCGACGGTCAGGCTGTGAACGCCGTCAACGCCGCCCTGCCGTCCCCGCGAGGGCGGGGCGAGTTCCGCACCCGCACCTGGACCGCGAACGGTCCTGGAGCATCTGGGCGCACCTACGTGACGCTCCAGTACATGGCCGCACCCGACCACCCGGGCTACGGGGTCTGGGAGGACGTGACCACGTTCATCTCGCTCGACGCTGCCCACGAGTTCATCGAGAACCCACCGTCGTGGTGGACCAACCCCAACAGCGACGAGGTGCCCGATGCCTGAGTTCCAGGTCACCCTCAACGAGCGGATCACCGCCGACACCTACGAGGAGGCCCGAGCTCAGATGGCCGGGCTGCTCTCCTCCGGTGGCCTGATCGACTGCACCCTCGCCCCCGTCGATGCCCTCCCCGTCTGGCCCGCCGAACGCCGCCTCGCCTACAGGCTGTGGCAGGTCCGGTACAACGAGGTCGGCCACCAGACCTTCGACATGCTGGCCCAGTTCGTGATCAGTGTCCTGGAGCTGGAGTTCACCGGGTACACGGTCATGGACCTCCGTGACGAGCTCGACTGGGCCATCCGCGACGCCGGCCCTCGGCCTCTCGCGGACGACTTCGCGTTCCGTGCCTGGTGCGAAGGGATCACCGACACCGTGGTCCGCGCCCTGCGGGTCGCCCAAGCCGAACACACCGGAGGGACGTGATGGTCGACGAGAGTGAACGCATCTGGTGGGCCACGTGCACTCCACCACCACCCGACGACGACCCGGTCCCCGGTGGGGTGGCGTGGACGAAGTGGCGCCAAGACCTCATGGCCGCGGTCGTCGACCAGCTCGACCGCGACGCCGAAACCCGCCCCGACCCGACGACCAGGATCTGGCAGTTCGGGTCGTTCCTCCCGTCGCCCGGCTGCGACCCCGACGACAACACGATCCTCGCCCTCACCACGATCAGAGCCAACCCCAACAACGAAACGAGCACCTGATGCCCGACTACCACGTGATCCTGTCCGAACGGGTCACCGCCGACGACGAGGCCGAGGCCATCGACGAGATGCGCGCCATCATCGACCGCGGTGTCCCCGACAGCGACTTCACCGTCGACGTCGACCCCGCCGACCCGGCGTCCCCGACGTCGCTCGCCATCCTGGTCGCGACCCTCGCCGCCTGGCCGACGAGCGGCGACCAGACCGCCCGGGTCCAGTGGCTCACCGAAGCCAACCGGGCCATCGAACGGCAGCTTTGCCTCGCCGCCTTGGAAGCGATCGCGGCGCTCACCCCGGCCCGGTTCCTCCAGGTCGAGGACTCGGACCAGACCCTCGGGGAGCTGGCCTGGTACGGGTTCACCGACGGGGCCGAGCTCGACCGGGACGACGGCGACGAACGCGACGCCGACGACGAGGTCGTCGACGAGGTCCGGGAGCTGATCGTGTGGTGCAATGACGGCACCCGCGACACGTGGCTCCCGTTCTTCCAAGGCCGGTCGTCGCGGCGTGAAGGGAACCGGGGGCTCATCGACCTCGGCAAGATCAGGGAGCGCACAGCATGAAGGAGTACCGAGACGTGAAGACCCGGTGCCCGCACGGCTGCCGAGGTGACCTCGACAACGCGACGGGCCAAGCGGACTTCGTGACCTGCACCGTGTGCGGTGACGAGTGGACCCCGGAGCTGGTCGACTGGCTCCTCAGCCCGTCCCAGGCCGAGGCCCTCGCGATCCTCGTTCACCAGACCGAACGGCGCGGCAGGTACGCCTGCTGGCCGACGAACAAGAACGACGCGGAGGTCGGGGCGGTGGCCACCGGGTCGGTCGGGGTGCTCGCCGCGTCCGAGCTGGCCAAGCCCGGCAACGCCGGCTACTGGATGGCCACCGACCTCGGGATCGCGGTCCACCAAGCGAGGGCAGCATGAACGACGTGCCGGCTGTGGCGGTGACCCGAACCTTCGACCAGACCATGGCCGCGGTGTCGGGGCTCGCCGGGCCACTCATCGACCCGACCCGGTTCGGGCACCCCAACGACCTGACCGCCCCCACCACCTACCCGCAGCCCGACACCTGGCGCGACCCGATCGAGTTCGACAGCGAGGTCCGAGCGATGCGCGCCTGGGCCAAGCCCCTCGTCGCCGCCATCCAGTACCGGACCATGGACTACAGCCGCCAGACCGGCCCACCCCCAGCCACCGGCGCCTGGTCGTTCCACCTCGACCCGTGGGCGATGACCGTCGTCTCGGTCGAGGCGATGTTCCTGTCGACCAGCCAAGCCTCCGTCGCTGACCATCCGAACCCCGACGCCTTCGCCACGGTGACGGTGTCGCAGCACGCCTCGCTCCTCCGGGCATGGGCCTACCGCACCGGCCCACCCGACGCCCCTGGCCCCGAGGCGGAACGGGCCCTGTACCTGGAGATTTGGGAGGCGATCAACCGCATCGAGTCCCATGAGCGCATGGAGCACTTCAAGGTGTACGGGGTCCCGGTGTTCGACCCTCACCCGTCCGGTTCGTCGTCGCCGGCCCCGTGGCACCCATGACCGGCTGGCAGCTCCCCGGGCTCCCCCAGCTCCGCACCTGGGTCGACGACGAGTTGGAGCGCCTCTCGGACGAGCTGTACGTGCCGCTGGCCGAAGGTGTCGAGGGCCGGCTCGACGACCAGGGCCGGTACCTCGTGCTGATCGGGATCCGGGCCACGACCCCTCGGGTGCCGGGCGCGGTCGGCCGCTACCTCGACGGTCTGCCACGGGACTGGCCGGTCATGGTGCCGTACGTCATCAACCCGCGGCTCGCGGGGATGCTGGAGCGCCGCGGGTTCTTCGAGCTCGACCGGGGCGACGGCGTCTGGGTTCGGCCGTGAAGATGACCTCGGACGACGTCGCCTACCGGGAGAAGATCCGCGACCGGATCCGTCGCCGCCGGCCGGGGATCAGCTCGCAGCAGATGGCGGTCACCGCCCGTGCGTTGCAGCTCCTCCTCCAAGACGCGGACGAGGCGACGGCGTTGCGGGCCGAGGTCGCCTGGTATCGGGCCAGGTTGGAGCGGGGTGCGTGGATGCCCGATGGGATGCCGCTCCCCACGGACCCGCCTGAGCCGCCGCCGTCGGGGGACACCCGACCCCGGATGGTCCTCTGACCCCGCCTTGCCTCACTGTCTCGGATCAGCTACAGTTCCAGCCATGTACGCATCGCACCTGAACTTCGGAACCGACACCCTGATCGACGTCCCCCAAGACGCCCGCACCGGCCCAGCCGAACACGTCATGATCGTCCAGATCATCGACGGCCCCTACCGAGGCGAGATCGTCGCCACCGTCGGCATCAACGACGAGGCCCTCTACTGCGTCGACCCCACCAAGACCGACGACCAGCTCGACATCGCCTGCTCCGCCCTGATCCAAGGGTTCTGACCCCATGGACGAGGTGCGGGCCATCACCCTCAAGCAGCCGTGGGGATGGGCCATCACCCACGCCGGGAAGCGGATCGAGAACCGACCGACCCTGTGGAAGTACCGGGGCATCCTTCTCATCCACGTCGGGGCCGGCTGGGACACCGACGGCCAACGCGACCAGCGAGTCCTGGAGGCGTTCCAGGCCCAACGGCCCGGCGAACGATGCTGGCCATCGAGCTTCACGTCGTCCGCGATCGTGGCCCGCAGCCGCCTGGTCGACGTCCACCACGCGACCGCCCGCTGCTACATGGGCGGCTGCGCCCCGTGGGGAGCGATGTACCCGAAGGCCACCCACCTCGTGCTGGCCGACCTGGAGGTGCTGCCCGTGCCGATCAGGTGGCGGCAGGGAGCCCTCGGACTCTGGCGTCCACCCCCACACCTGATCGCCGCGGTCGACCGCGACCTCGCCGGCTCGCTGGAGGAGTACGCCGACGAGGTCGCGGCCCGGCGCGCCGAACTCCAGGAGCCGGGATCGTGAGCGGTGACGGGTGGCGGTGCCGGCGTTGTGGCTCGGCCCGCTGGGTCCAGGTGTCGCTCACCGGCCCCGTCTCGATGGGCGGCAAGCCGATCGCCCAGTGCGTGCCGTGCGGCGCCTACGGCGACCTCCCCAAGGCCGAGCCCGAGCCGACGACCGTCTGGACGGAGCCGACATCGTGATGCACCTCGTCGCCCTCGACGGCTACCCGACCACCGACCGGCGCACCCTCCACGTGGCACGGGTCGACGGCTACGAGGTGCCGGTCCTCCGAGCCCCTGGACCCGACACGCCCCGCGGCCACCAGGGCGCGGAGCGGATCGGGCGCGCCACGATCACCCGGCACGACCGGAAGACCGGGCTCCACTGGTCCCGGGCGGAGCTGTGGGCGGAGACGTTCGTCGCCGTGCCCCCGGGCTGGTGGCTGTCCCCGTCGATCGCCGGCACGTTCCAAGGCGTCGAGGTCGAGGATGCCCCCCTGGCGATCTGCGTCCTGGGTGCGAAAGTCCAGGGGCTCACCCTCGCCCCCGTGTCGTCGTGGCCGTGGCCATGCGAACCGCCACCCGTGACCCCTCCGTCCTGACCGTCTCGGATCGGCTACAGTAAGCCGTTCCTCCCAGTCCCAACCTGGAGCCCCAACATGACCGACCTGCCCCACCCGTTCGACGCCATCGCCCTCGGTGCCGCCGAGTACGGATCGCTCACCGGCCGCGACCTCGCCGCCGCCTACGGCTCGGAGACGGTGAACAACGCCCGAGCCGTGCTGCCCTTCGGCAGCGTCCGGTCCTACGTCGCGGCGTACTCGATGCTCAGCGAGGTGATCGCCGCCCTGCTCGCCGCTGACCCCGAGGAGGACACCGACGAGGACGTGCGCGACATGGTGCTGCGCCGCACCCTCGCGGAAGCGGTCGTGTCGGCTCTGCCCCGCGACGTCCACGCCGACATGGGCGCGGCCCCCGGCCCGTGGGAATCGTGGCTCCTCGTCGACCGGGACGGCGAGGTGACCGGCGACGAGTTCCTCAACGAGTGGACGGGTGACCGGTCCTGGGAGTCGACCCTGGCCATGTACTCGATGCTCGGCTACCAAGGGTTCCGGCACCGGCACGAGGTGCCGGTCACGTCGACGCGGCTCAAGGTGATGATCGCGGACGGCACCGTGCCCCTCGTGCCGCTCCCCACGATGGTGCAGGACCGCCAGGATCGCTCCGAGACGCCCTCCGAGCCTGTCCCGCCCCATCCGCCCCACGACGGGGCCGGCGCCCCTGAGGTCGAGTCGCTCGACGACGTCCTCACCAACGGCCGGATCCCCGACATCGAGATCCTCGGCCCCCACCACGATCAGGCCATCATCGACGACCCGCTCCTCGGAGAAGCCCGGCCGTGACCTACAGCCACGCCCCCGGCCTCGGGATCCGTCTCGCCCAGATGGCGGAGCGTGCCTCGGTCCCTGGCCACCAGCTCACCCTCGTCCCCGAAGACCCACCCGAGCTGCACAACGCGACCACCTACGGGACCGTCGTCCACACCGCCGAGCTCGAAGACGGCGTCGGCAACCCAGTGGTCGTCGAAGCCCTCACCGAGATCCGAGGCGAGTGGCCGAACCCGTGGATCCGGGCCACGTGCTCATGCGGCTGGTCCGCCACCCGCCGCGACCGGTTCACGATCGAGGAGAACGCGATCCACCACTGGCGCACCCACCACCTCAACCCCACCCTCGCTACGGAGGCCACCCCAACATGACCGACCTGCACCTCGTCGAAGCCCCACCCGGGCTCCCCGAAGTCGACCGCCTGGTCGACCTGCCCCACCCCGACCCCGAGATCCCGGCGTCGCTGCTGTTCCGGTTCTGGCCCGCCGGCCAAGCCTGGGCCCGCCGCCTCCCCGGCGACGACGACCGGTACGTCGCCGTGGTCCCGAAGCTCTACACGTGGGCGCTCATCGTCGGCACCGTCAACGACGAGTCCGGGTTCCGTGACCGCTGGTGCTACGAGGGGCTCCTCTCCGCGGTGCTCGCCGCCTCAGTGTGGGACGGGCGGGGCGAACCTGACGGCTGGCACCGCCACCCCGCCACCGGCCGACGCCGCACCCACGGCGACCCGACCACGGAGTACATCGCACCATGACCGACCCCCAGACCCAAGTCGAACTGTGGTCCCTCGACCCCACCTACGGGCAGCCCGTGTGGAACGGCGGCGGCGAGGCCCCGTACTCATTCCGCGAAGCCAACTCGCCCTGCTCCGACGGCGACGAGGAGGTCCCGGCCAACGAGTGGATCGTCGAACGTGACGAGGACGGGCACCTCATGGCCGTCTGCTACTCCGAGGACGACGCAGCCCAGATCACCGCCATGCTGTGCCGGGCGCTCGGACCTCAACCAGGCCACGACCTGCTCGACGAGGGCCCGACGTGACCGCGCTGCTCATCGTCAGAGACGACCTGCACACCGTCAGGATCTTCAACGCCCCCGAGGACATCAACCTCGCCTACGCGTTCTGCACCCAGACCGACGACCCGGACGGTCCGCTCACCCGCCGCGACGACTGGGATCACGAGATCCGGTACCGCGAGACGTGGGATCTGGCGCTCCGCCTCACCGACCCCACCGCCGAGATCGACCTCGTGTTCACCGAAGGACCCGAGCGATGGCACGTGGACCGGTTCCGCATCGTCCCGGTGTTCGGCGTGTGGTCCCACCCGATCAACGTCGCTCGCACCCCCGGCGACGAGTTGGCCATCACGATCAGCGGCCCCGACATCTCGTGGAGAAACCTCCACGATGGATGACGACGACGACTACGACGACGTGGACCCGGAGGTGTACGTCTGCCACACCTCCTCGAAGGAGACGGTCCTCGACTTCCTCGGGTTCCTCGTCGACGACGGCACCCAGCTCGACCTGCTCCCCCTGGAGATCACCCCCGGCTGGGCCCGCACCCCGATGGGCCTCCCCCGCCCCCGGTCGGTGCCCGACGGTCGGCTCCCTGTCCCGTACGTGGCGTCCGACGTCGACAACCTGGGGCAGACCTCCGCCGAGCGCCTGTACCTGTGCGTGATCGACGGCCGCTGCCAGGTGTGCGGCCGGAAGTTCGACGAGGGCGAGGACGCGCTGGTCGCCGCAGCGTTCGGGCACCGGATCGTGATCGACGGTGCGGCGATCCATCCGGTCGGGTGCTGGCCGTTGGCGCTCAAGCATTGCCCGCACCTCCAAGGGATCCACGAGAGCGGCGCGTTGCTGGTGTGGATCCAGCCGATCTCCGACTACAAGATCGACGTGGTCGAGGTCGACGGTCGCCGCCTGGAGGGCTACGCGTGTCCGCCGTTCGAGAAGGGCAACATGTACCTGAACGACAGGATCCGTGAGCTGCTCGCAGCGGAGGGAGAACCGGGATGACGATCTGGGGTGGCCTGTACGTCGCCGGGTTCATCGGCTTGGCGATCGCCCGGTGGGGCCGGCACCGGTGGCAGCACCGGGTCGGTGTGGCCATGGTGACGGTGATGCTCGCCGCTGACGTGGCCGGCACGGTGGCCACCCCGACGTGTCTCGGGTCGATCTTCCTGTTCGCCATGGGCACCTCGCTGGCCTCGTACATCGTGTGGGTCCAAGGCCACTGGACCTGGGGCGACGAGCCCGAGCTTGAGGCGGACGTCGACCCCACCGACGCCGAGGCCGACCGGCTCCTCACCGAGTTCCCGGCCGACATGATCCGCCGGATCCAGCAGATCAACAGCGGCGCCGACCGGTCCGTCGAGAACCTCGCGGAGGTGTGGCAGATGCTCTACAAGGGCCGCACGTTCGACTGGACGAGGCCCACCGCGGACCTGATCCACGAGGTCGAGGTCGCGCTCTCGTTCTACCAAGACCCAGCCGAAGACCCCCAGGACCCCACCCCATGACCGACATGAAGCCCGACGCTCGCCAGCTCGGCGTGTTCCTCATCACGACGACGGCAATCGTCGCGATCGTGATCTGTTTGACCGGTGTGACCCACCGCGTCCGCGCCGACGGCGACCGCGAGGAACGTGAGCGCACCGAGGCGATCCACGCCTGCAACCAGTTCGAGTCCCCGGAGGCTCGGCTCGGGTGCCTAGCGATCCTCACCAAGTGAGCGCCGTGCTGTCGGCCGATGGCCGCTACCGGTACCGGCTCACCCGCCACCTGGAGCCCACGCTCGACACGATCCCCGGCAAGACCGTCGTGTTCGTCATGCTCAACCCGTCCACCGCAGACGCCGAGCTCAACGACCCGACCACCACGAGGTGCATCGGGTACGCGGCACGGGAGCACGCCGAGTGGCTCCACCTCGTGAACCTGTACGCCTACCGGACCCCTCACCCGAAGGTGCTCGCCGCCGCTCACCGCGACGGCGTGAACATCGTCGGCAACCCTGATGCTGACCGGCACCTCGGAGACGTGCTGTCGGAGGCTGGCAGCGGGCTGACGGTGATCGCCGGCTGGGGCAACCGGCCCGCCGGGATCCCTGAGCCGTTCCACCGGGCGGTCGAGTTCGCGATGCTCGACCGGGTCGGTCCGACGGTCGCGCTCAAGGTCACCGGTCAGGGTGCCCCGTGGCATCCGCTGTACCTGGCCGCTGACCTGCCGCTCCTCCCGTACACCTGACCGACTGTCGCCGGAACAGGTAGCATCGGAGAGCTGGTGGGAGTGAGTGAACAACTGCCCGCCCGTGGAGACACTGGCATCCCAGCCCGCAAGGGGTTGGAGTGGACAGCACTACTCCCGCCAGCTCACCCCAGGAACGACGAAGGCCCCGGGGGTCGCACGGTCCGGGGCCTTCGGTCGATGTCCGCTGTGGACGGTAGCTGGCGGCTACCTCCAGTTGTGGGGACCTTGCCCGGTCCGGTAGTTGTCGACGCCGCGGTTCCACAGCCACGCCCCGCACGAAACTTGGGCAGCGGGCCCGACATGGTCGAGGGTCGTGTTGTACCCGCACTTCCGGGCCCAGCCGAGGAGCATCCCGTAGTACCCGGCGGCGGTCGACGCCGAGTTGCGGACCCACCACCGGAACCGGGACTCACGCCACGCGATGTAGCAGGTCGGGCGGTCGCGGCCGTTGCACACCTCCAGGCCGTCGATCCAGCACGACGACGAGTACCGGGTGCATGGCTGGTTGCGGATCTCCGCAGCGTGCGCGACGGCGGCGGCGAAGGCGACGAGCCGGGCGTAGTCGGCCTGACGGTTGAGCTCGGTGTACCACGTCCAGACGTCGATCTCGTGTTGGGTCGGGGCCTTCGCCACTGGTCGGCTGGCGGGGGCGGTGGCCGCGACGTGGACGGTCTGGGCGGCGCCCGGTGGGGGTTGGCACCCGACGAGCGCGGTGAGGGTGATGGCTGCCGTGAGTGCCACGACAGCGAGGTGTCTGATGGTTGGTTTCAGCATCCCGAAAGGTTACGGGACCGTTACAGTCGGGATCAACTGTCGGCCGTGAAGCGACAGTCCCGGCGTCCTTGCCCAACTGTCTCGGATCGGCTACAGTCGCACGGCATGGAAGCACCCACAGCACCCCCGACGTCACCCCTCGACGTCACCACCATGATCCCAGCACAACGCGACGCCGAGATCGTCCGCCTCCAAGCCGAGACGTTCGACCACAGCGGCCACGTCTACGCCGGGCTCCCCACCTCCAGGCGACGTGCCCTCGTCAACCGGATCAACGCGCTCCGCAAGGCGAACGGCTGGTCCCCGATCAACATGAAGGGCCGCATCCGATGACCACCTACCAGATCATCGACGGCGGCAGCGTCGTCCAGTCGGTCGACGTGCTCTCCCTCACTGACCAGGAAGTGGCCGACGGCGTCGAGCTGGTCCTGGTCGAAGGGCTCCCCGCCAACGTGGCCGCGGCCTACCACCGGCGCCGCCTCCACTACAACCCCGAGGACCGGAACCGGGTCACCGTCGCCGCTACCGAGACGACCAACGTCACTCCACCGAACCTCGACCCGAACCCCGACGCCAGGTACTTCGCCGTGCTCGTCGAGGTGTCGAAGGAAGGCCACTGGCAGGAGCCGTACGGTCTGTCCCGACGCCGCAACGACGGCACCGCCCGCCCGTTCGGAGGCGAGTGGGGGCTGCTCTCCAAGTGGGAAGCGGAACGGCTCCGCGACGCCTTCAACGCCGACGCCGTCACGGCCGGCCCTGACGCTGACCTCGTGTGCACCGCCCGGGTGGTCGAGTTCTGCCGCTGGGACCAAGACCCCGAGTGGCCTGAGGAGTGGGCATGACCTCCACCGGTGGCCCCAACGACGGGGCCGAACACGACCGTCAGCTCCCGACTCTGCACCCGGTCCGCGACGGCCAACCGGTCGCCCCCGCCTACCGGTGCTCGGTGTGCCTGGTCGACGCCGAGGACCACCGGTTCGCGGCGTGCCGCGGTGGCCACTGGGCTGAGGTCCGACCCGACGGATCCAGGATCCCTCGCAACCCCGGCGACCGGCACGACGCGATGGAACGCCACCCGTGGTGGCCGCTCCTGGAGCTGCTCACCTTCCACCCCGAGCTGCCCGTCCCGCAGCACTTCGACCTCGTGCTCCGCGGCCCCGACCAGCACCTCGCCTGGCTCGTCGGCTGCACCGAGATCGACCTGGCCCATGGCAACGGCCGCAACCCGGGCCCGGGCTACGCCTGGGTGACCCGCCAGTTCGGGGACACCACGGTGATGGCCATGTTCGACACCGTGTACCTCGGGGAGTGGGACTACGACCGAAGCGTGCTGCTCCTCGGGTCGGTCGATCAGGTCCGCGATAGGCTCCGCACGGCCATGGCCAAGACCGGGGAGGGATCGTGACCGACCTCACCCAAGACCGGCCGGCGTCCCCGGTCGCCCAAGCCGTCGACCTGCTGATTGCCGCGGGGATCCCCCCGGAGCGGCTGCGCGACCGGTACCACACCGACCCCGAGTTCCACCTCGTGGTGTTCCTCCTCGCCCGGCTGCTCCAGCGGGCCAACGATGCCGGGATCGACCTCCTCACCGAGGACGAGGAGGCAGCGGCCGCGGTGGTCGCGCGAATGCGCCGGGTCGCCGCGCTCACCACGGCCACCCCGACCAGGGCCGTCCTGTGAGCGCCTCCGAGGTGCCCGCCGGCACCGTGCACCCGGCCGGCATGACGGCCTGTCAGGCGTGCCCGTGGCGCACCGCGAACCACGGCCAACGCAACGCGGGAGGCTGGTACACGAAGGCCAACCTGCGTCGCCTGTGGGCGAAGCTCCGCCAGGGCGACTCGATGTCGTGCCATCCGACGGACCCGCGCATGAACGACGACCCGGGGATGCCCCGCCCGGTCCCCGAAGGGACGGTGCTGCGCGAGTGCGCCGGGTCGCTGGTGCTCATCGAGCGTGAGGCCAACCGGTTCGAGGAGATCGTCAAGGCGGGCGGGTCGCTCGCTGACTACCGGCGTGCTCACCCGATGGGCCTCACCCGTGACGGGATCCTGTCGATCGTGGGCCGGTCGTTCTCTGCGGTGCCGATCATCGGTGACGGGCGTCCGAAGATGACGGCGGTGGACGTCGATGATCCGGCGGTCGGGTACGAGCGCCTGGTGCCGTGGGAGCCCAAGACCGACTGACGTTGCGTCACTGTCTCACGTCGTGCTACAGTGACAGGCATGACGAACCCTCCCTCGACCGCCTCCCTCGCCCAACTCCGCGACGGCACCGCAACCGACCGCAGCTACGGCGCCCCCTGGGTCACCCTCAACGCGCTCGCCGCCGACCTCGACGCCGTCCTCATGGAGATCGACTTCGACCACGTCACCTGGCGCAACCCCGACGGCGACAACTTCGGCCCCGAAGCCGGCGTCATCGCCCTCGGCAAAGGCAAGCGCACCGTCGCCCGAGCCCGCATGACCGACGGCCACGCCGACGCCCGCCTCCGCCTCACCGACTGACCCACCAACCCCAACGAAAGGCCCTGCCCCATGACCACCACCACCGACCCCGAGACGATCGACGTAGCTGGCCTCTCCGCCGCCATCGTCGGCAACACCCCCACCGACTTCGAGTACGACGACGAGAAGTGGCCCGAGAGCTGGGACTACGTCCCCGTGGTCCGCTGCGAACACTGCCGGGCGGTGATCATCGACACCGACGACCACCTGTCCACCATCGTCGACGAGAACGGCACCCCGGTCCTCCGAGACGGCGCCGAGGTCCACGCCACCGAGGCCGACAAGGACGACTGGGACCTGGCCGACGGCGAGGAGTGGGACGACTGCGACGCCGCCGACCAGGATGCCAGCGACCTCGATGCCGGCGGGCCGTGGATGAACTACTGGTACCCGGCGTGGCTCCGCTTCGGGGAGACGGCCGAGGATCTGGCGCGAGCCACGGTCGACTCGGTCCTCGTGGTCGTCACCCGGAACGATGGCGATGAGGTCGGGTTCGCGCTCGGCGGTGGCGGCATGGACCTCTCGTGGGAAATCTGCGAGGGCTACATGTCGGCCGGGCTCCTGCCGCCGTTCACCTTCTGCGACCTGCCCGCCATGGGCGGTCTGTCCGCGACCCCGAAGACCCTGGCGGTCATCGCCGCTTGCAAGCGCACGGCCGAGTGCATCGCTGACCGGGCCCGGTACACGACGGACCGCCTCGACCGGTTGCAGGCCGACCTGCGGCCGGTCACCGAGGAGGGCTGATGGGCTTCGCCTCGGACGACACGCTCGCTGCGATCGACATGAAGGTCGAGGAGCTGATCGACGCCGCCCAGACCGCGGCCCGTCGCTACAGCATCCCGGCCCGCTGGCCTCGCCTCGCCGCGGTGGTCGACGGGTTCCAGGTCACCGCCGAGATCGACCCGGACGGCGAGGTCGAGAACGACCGCTGGGTCGACCTCACCTCCTACTGGGCCGAGGCGGTCGGGCCCGACGGGATCGTGCACCGCGGCCGGTTCAGCGGCGGCGAAGTCACCTGGGGTGCCGAGTGAAGCCGTCGGTGTGCCCGCTCTGTGGACGCAAGTTCGGGTCCGAGATCATCTGCCTCGGCCACGCCACCTCCGAGCACGGTCCGCGCGAGATCCTCGCCAAGCTCCGTGAGGTGCTCGACCCGGTGCCCCACCAGCTCGCCGGCCGCTGGACGACCGAAGGCGGCGCCGAGGCGTGGGTCGACGGGGTCCTCATGCTCACGGCCCCCGAGCCCGGCGTGTCGTACATGGTCGCGATCGACCGGTCGGTCCACGTGTGGCTGATCTGGCACCCGGACACGGGCGGGCTCATGGCCACCACTCACGGGTCGGTGCTCGCCCGCACCACCTACGAGCTGCCCGAGCCCGACCGGATCTACCGGTTCACTGAGGCGTGACTGTCGCCGGATCGGCTACAGTCTGACCATGGCACGAACCCCAACATCAACGCCGGCCCAGTTCGGTCCCGTCGACTTCGACGACGACGACTTCCCCGACCGGCCGGTCCATCACCTCCACCACGTCGCGATCACCAACATCAAAGGGATCCGCGGCGCGTCGGTCACGATCGAGGACGGCACCCTCACGATCGTCTCCGGCGCGAACGGCCAGGGCAAGTCGTCGTTCGTCGACGCGATCTTCTACGCCCTGCTCGGCGGCAAAGCCCTCAAGGGCACCGCCCACCCGGTCACCAAGGGCGAGGAGAAAGGCCGGGTCGAGCTGACGTTCACCGTCGGAGACGGCCCCGAGCAGATCCTCGTCACCAAGTCGTGGACGAAGGGCGGCGCCGACTCCACCCTGGAGATCCGCAACAGCGACGGGTACACGACGAAGTCGCCGCAGAAGGTGCTCGACTCGATGCTCGGCGCCCGCGCTCTGGACCCGTTGGCGTTCATGAACCTCACCGACTCGCAGCAGGTCGAGGACTTCCTGTCGATGATCGAGGTCGACGTCGACCTCGACGACCTCGACGCCGACGAGGAGAGGGCCCGCCAGTTGCGTGGCGACGTCGGCCGCGACCTGCGCGCGATGCGGGCCCGGTGCGACGCCATGCCAGAACCGTTCGACGGGCTCCCCCCAGAACCGATCGCGATCACCGACCTGATCGCTGAGGAGGAGAAAGCACGGGCCCACAACGACAAGATCGACCACACCCTGGAGGTCGCCGCCCAGACCGACGGCCTGGCCCTCGCTGCCCGTTCCCTCGTCGAACGGCTCACGGCCGAGCTGGAAGCCGCTGAGGAGGCTCTCGTGCGGGCTGACGCCACCGCCGCCCGCGCCGCCGAAGACGCGCAACTGGTCCCGGCCCGGATCGACATCGACGAGATCCGTGGCCGCATGGCCGACGTCGACGTCATCAACGAACAGGTCCGTGCCGCGAAGTCCCGGCAGGACGCCCTGAACGAGCTGGCCCAGTTGGAGCGCCGGCACCGTGACCTGGAGGAGACGATCGCTGGGATCCTCGCCACGAAGGAGGAGGCGATCGCCGCGGCGGACATGCCGATCGACGGGCTCACCTTCGCATCCAAGAAGGAGGGCCTCGTCTACCAGGGGACCGCGTTGAAGGACTGCTCCGCTGCCGAGCAGCGCCTCGTCGCCTGCTCCCTCGCCATGGCCGGTGACCCGCAGATCCGGTTGATCTCCGTCGAGGATGGGTCGCTCCTCGACTCCGCCGCGCTCGCCCAGTTGGAGGAGATCGCCGCGGCCCGCGACTTCCACGTCCTGATCGAGATCGTCGACGAGTCCGGCGAAGCCGGGATCGTGTTCCGCAACGGAGAGGTCGTCCCGTCGTGAGCGGCCAGAGCCCATGGGACGGGCCGCTCCCTCCGGTCGTCGACGAGCACCGGCCCGAGGTCCCGGCCGAACCCAACCACGCACGGCAGAGCGTCGCCACGGCCGTGATCCGCCAGTACGCCGAAGGCAACGTCGACCTCGTACGGGTCCTGCGCCGGCTCCTGGACGACGGCTACGAGATCCCGACCCTGACCTCACCAGCGGACGCGCCGCCGTTGGAGGTCGCCAACGAGCTGCTCGACTACGTGCTCCCGGCCAACGGGTTCCCGGCCGGGTCGACCCGGATCCTCGGCCCCGCACGACACGCCCCCGACCTGATCGTCCCGGGCGCGAACGGCCCTATCCCCGGCGACCGGCCCGTCGCGGCTGCGGGTGGCGCGTGCCCTCCGGCCCCCGACATGTTCGACTTCTTCAAGCTCCCCGAGCCGCCGGTCATCCCCGCTGACCCGGTCGAGCTGATCGCCTACTGGAGGAACGAGGCGGCGAACTGGCGCCAGGCTGCCCGGCGCCTCAAGGGCTCCAAACACAAGAGCGACCGGAACCGCCGCCGCCGGTACAAGGCCATGGCCTCCCAACTCGACGCGTGCGCCCGCGAACTGGAGAAGTGCCTCGCTGGCGGCGGGCCGATGACCCTCCTCGACTACTGGACGCCCCTCTCCCCGACGTGGGGCGGGATCAAGTTCATCCAGCCCCCGCCCCTGGACCCGGAGCCGTGAACGCCCTCTGGCCATGGCTGACCGTCGGCTTGCTCCTCTTTCTCGCCGGGTCAATCATGGACGAAGCGTTCAACGCCCCGATCGGATCGTGGCTGTTCAGCATGGCCTCGATCGGATGCTGGTGGCAGGCCGGGCGCATCCTCTGGCGGATCCACAACGACCCACCCCAACCAGGAGCCCCAACATGACCGACCTGCCCCGCAACGCCCGGATCGTGATCGGAGGCCACCCCCGCACCGGGAAGACCACCCACGGCAACCAGCTCGCCGCCGCCCTCGGCGTGACCTGCCAGCACACCGACGACCTGATCGACCTCGGCTGGTCCGAAGCGTCCGCCGCCGCAGCCGAGTGGATGACCAAGCCCGGCCCGTGGGTGATCGAAGGCATGGCCGCGGCCCGCGCGCTACGCAAGGTCCCCGAGTCGGAGCACGGCCCATGCGACCTGCTCATCTGGTTGACCGACCCGTTCGAGCCGCTCACCAAAGGGCAGCTCGCGATGGGCAAGGGCGCGGACACGGTCCTCGCGGGGATCGTCGACGCCCTCGACGACGCGCAGGTCCAGGTACGGTCCAGGCCGCTCGACCTGTGAAGGCGTTGGCCGTGATCGACGACGACGGCATGGTCGTCGCCTGGTCCGAGTCGTCCCTCGGCTGCTACCGCAAGATCGCTGACGCCGACGACAACGGGGTCACCTGGCAACAGATCCGCACTCTCCACGAGGCCGGCGACCCGTTGACGGTCACCGTGCTCGACCACCCAACCACCTACCGGATCGTTCCCCGATCCGAGATCGAGGACCACCAACCATGACCACCGACCCCCAGCCCGTGCTCACCCCGTACGTGGGGCGCGCCACCTCCGACAGCCCGAGTGGCGTCCACGTGCTCTACCTGTCCCCGCAGGGGTGGGCGCTCCAGCACCCGAAGCCCGGCCCCGGCGGGGTGTGCTCCGAGTTCTGCCCCACCCAGCAGGCCCTGGAGGAGGTGCTCGACCGGACAGCCTGGTTCGCGTTGAGTGATGACGACTTCCGTCGTCTCGTCCAGCTCGCCCCCGAGGTCGACATCACGATGATGACCCGCCCCCCGTACTGGGTCGACCAGATCGGCCAACTCCTCGCCTACCACGGCGCGGTGGCCCCCGATGGCAGCCACAACTGGTGGGACCGGTCCGCGCTCGTCACCGCGTTCCGCCGGCTGGTCGAGTCCTGGACCCAGCCCGGCGCAGCAGCCGGCACCTTCAACCCCGCGGACTTCGGGCCGGTCGACGCCGACCCGATGGTCCCCGTGCCCCGAGCGGGGATCGTCGCCTACGCCAAGGCGGCGCGCGAGCACGGCCTGTACGGCATGGCCGACGACTTCGACAAGATCCTCGGCCACCCGGCCCGTGAAGAACCGGAGCACCCGGAGGTGGTCGGGCTCCGCTACGACGTGGCCGTGTCGCTCATGGGCGCGATGCGCCGGTGCAACATGTGGGAGGAAGCCGACCGGCTCCGCAACCTCCTCCGCCTCGACGAGATCCCGGTCCTCCACGACGGCCAGCAGGTCGGTGTCGTCGAGGAGGTCACCCGCGAGCCCGACGTGATCATCCGCAACACCTCCGGGTTCCCGATGCCCGACAGCGACCAGGCACGGCTCGACTTCGCGGAGGGGTTCGCCCCCGCGATCGACGCGGTGCAGGAGGCCCTCAACTCGGCGTTTCCCGACGACGGCGCTGGCCCCTGGACCGGGCTCGCTGCGTCCAAGGTGGTGCGTGGCCTCAAGCTCCTCGGCTGGGCGGTCGTCGAACGGCAGGAGGTGCACGACCAGTGGACAGGCGTGCTCAAGATCGAGGGCGTCCCCGCCGGTGACCAGCGGCTCGCGCGCTCTGACCGGCCCGAGGTCAACGAGGTGCTCGACCGGCTCAGGATCATCCAGACCGCCGACTGGTGGCAGCACGTCCACGAGGACGGCGAGGCCCACTACTACCTCGACGCGATGCTCCGCGCGGCCGGTGCCCTGGCCCCTGACCCACGCCCGACGGAGCTCGACAGCGTGAACGATCTGCTCCACACGGCGTGGGGCATCATCGCCAACGCCCAGCACGCCCTGGGCAACGGCATGTCGCTCGACGAACTCGCCACCGCCGAACCCGAGCTGACGACTGCAACCGAGGAGGTGGAGTGGGCCAGGGCCGCGGTCCGGTTCCGTGACGCCTACCACCTCCACCTCGGCATCCCGACGGACTACGAGGTCGTGGAGGCGGTGCCCGTGCCGTGGGTCCCGAGCCCCGACGAAGCCGACCACACCCTGGCCCGTGCGATCCTCGGCCAGTCGAGCACCCTCGCCGGCTACGAACGGGACTGGGTGAAGGACCACTACCGGCACGGCGTCTCCGACTTCGCCCCGACGTCGCTGCTCACCCGGTGCACCTTGGAGATGGTCCCCGCGGGTGCGGTGTGGGCATGGGCCGACGAGGTCGACGGGGCCGGGCTGATCCGCTGGCTCCAGGCTTACGAGGTCGGTCGGGTGGCGGATCTGCTCGGCACGATCGGTGGCCAGGCCGACGCGATCCGCACGTTCGGCCGTCTCGGGTCGGATCCGGTGGAGGTGCAGCGCCGGCTCCAGCAGGAGGTGGCGTTCCTCGATCCCAACGTGTTCACCGGTCACGTGGTCCCGGAGCCCGCGCCGTGGGCAGCGGAGGTGTGGGAGAACATGGAGTCGGGCCCTGAGATCCCGCTTGACATGACCGCGGTCGACAAGGGCGACCCCGATCGTCCGACCGAGGTCACCTCCCGGCCGACGCCCGACGAGCGCGACCTCCGCAACCAGGCGCTGACCCTGGCCATCGGCTACGTCACCAACGCCAGCATGGGCGGCAACGCCCTGGAGGTGGCCGAGCAGTACCTGGCGTTCCTCCGCACCGGTCAGGCCCCGCCCCTGGCCACGTTGGGGTGAACCAGGAAGGGGACCGGCTCCAGGGCCGGTCCCCTTCGCTGTCCCGGCCCACTGTCGCCGTAGATGCTACGGTCGGCCCCGTGATCCTGTACCACGGCACCACGCTCGAAGCGTGGCTCCTGATCCACCGTGACGGCCTCGTCCCGCACCGTGCACCCGGCCGCGACATGACTGTGGTGTGGGCCTCGGATGACCCGAACGTCGCCCGGTTCTACGCCCGAGGCGGCGTGTGGACGTCGCCGTCGACCGCCGGGGTCGTGCTGGCCTTCCCTGCCCCCGAGGACGCTCAGATCGTACGTGACGCCGCTCACCCGCGACTGTGGACCTGCCCCACCCTGATCCCGGCCGAGTCGATCAGCGTGCACGAGACGATCCCCGCCGCCGAGTGCGGATCGGCGTTCGGTGACCTCGGCGCCCAGGTGAAGGCGTTGGCCAGCGCGTTCCACGCAGCGACCGCGCTCGTCGCAGCGACCAAGACCAAGATCCCATCCAACACTGGAGCCCCAACATGACCGACCTGCCCCGCGCCCCCGGCTACAACGACCTCACCGACGCGGAGAAGCTCCTCGCCCAAGCGATCGCCGTCGAGGTGGTCAACGCCAAGGACGCCCTCGGCATCCTTGGGTCGGAGCCGATCATCTACGACGCTTCGATCCCGACGTTCGTCAAGGCGTGGGCGCTCGCCATCGAAGCCGGCGGCAACGACACCGCCGACCTGGCCGAGGACATCAAGCCCGCCCCCCGTCAGGTGTCGCGGGCGGACGTGTGGCATTGGCTGGGCCGGCACGGCATCGACGGCGGCACCGACCGACCGATGGGCGGGGCGATCCGCCTCCACGCCGATCTGGTCGAGCTCCCCCCGGCCGACGCCCAGAACCCGGGCGCCCGGCCCGGCCGCACCGACCTCCACGACGCATCCGCGGTGGCATCGGTCGAGCTGCTCCCCATGATCAACGGCCGCTACGTCCAGACCACCTCCGCCGGGGAGATCACCCCGGTCGCGCTCATCCCGTACGACCTCGTGCCCGGCGAAGGCGCCGATGCCTGACGACCGGGTCAACGCCTTGGCGGCGGAGATGCGCGCCGCTGGCGGCGAAGGCATGGAGGTCATCGAGCGGCGGGTGATGGGCGGGCAACGGCTCCGCCTGTGGATGCCCTCGGCCGCGGCGTCCGCGAAGCTGCGGGCGCTCGCGTCGTCGTTCGGGTGGCCGTCGAACGTGGTGCCCCACTACGCCCACCCGGGCGCGCGAGGGTCGACAGGGGTCCAGGTCGTGATCGACATGAAGGTCGGGCAGGGACAGGTTGAGGGCGGTCACCGTGAGGTGGGCGCCGGCCGTCGTAGCGTCGGCCCCGGAGGTGCACGATGACCAACGAGATCACGATCCAGGTCGGCCCCGAGGGCATGAACCCCAACGACCCGCGCTGGCAGGACGCGCTCCTGACGATGACCGGCCGGGTCCAGAACTTCCCGTTCTGGGACTACAAGCCCGAGCTGATCCGCGGTGGCCGTCGCCTCGACCGGTTCGTCGACCCCCACCTGGAGGCGCTCCGCGAGTGGCGGCGGATGCTGTGGCACAACGTGGCCGGTCACCTGATCGGCTACTGCGTGGTGTTCCCGTTCTCCCGGCGGCTTGGCCACTGGATCCACGACAGGACCGAACCCTGATGGGCATCCTCGACCCGGGCGAACTGCTCGCCGCCGCGACCATCGACGACGCAGCAGAGCTCGTCAACCGGCTCCTCACCGAACCCGACCCGGAGATCCTCGCGGATCTCCTCGAACACGTCGTCGACCAGTCCGACCGGGCTCACGCGGTGCTCGCCCTGTTGGTGCTCACCGCCCGCGGTGCCCCGGTGTCGGAGACGGGTGTCGAGCTGGTCAACCAGGCCGGCCAGGTCGTCGGCCAACTGATCCTCCCGCCATCATGATCATCATCGTCCTGGTGGTGGCCGGTGTGGTCGCAGCCCGGGTCCTCGGCCAGTGGCTGGTCGGGTGAGCGACCTCGGGAAGCCGAAGGCCCGGTACCGGCGTCCGTGCCCGACGTGCGCCTCGACGGTCAGGACCAAGACCCGCGACGGCGAAGACATCGTGGTGTCCTGCACGGGGGGCGGCTACGTGATGGGCCGGATCACTCTGACCCGGGATCTGCCCGGCCCGTGCTGAACCGCGACCCGGCGAAGAACCGGGCATGGCAGGACCGCAGCCGTGCTCGGGCCCGCGAGAAACGCAACGCTCGACCTGGGGTCGAGGGTCAACCTCACGTCGACATCGAACCACCGCCGACCCCGAAGCTGACCCGTCCGGTGCCGCCCCCTCCACCACGGCCGACCGATGTCGAGCCGGTGGCCAAGCTGTTCACCGACGCCGACACCCAACCCCGCGACGTGGTCCGCGCCGAACGGATCTCCATCGACCGGGTGTGCCAGGCCCGCGGGTTCACGACGGTGCCGTGCGACCGTGGCCAGGAGGTCGACGAGATGCAAGGCCGAGGCCGGCGACCGGGGTCGGAGCTGGTCCTCGCTGAGACGCAGCTCCTGTGCCACACCTGCCACGCGCTCAAGACCCGTCACCCGCGGATGGCCGGGCTGCTCGGCCTGTACGGGCCGGTCGAGCAGGAACGGCGGATCACGGTCGAGGGCCGCGACAAGGTGGAGGAGGCGCTCGTCGAGTGGGTGCGCCGGAAGTCGACGGCGAGGGGGATCGACGCGGGGTCCCCGGTGTGGTCGGGGGTGGTCGGGTTGGCGGTGCGACGGGACGCGACCGGGGTGTTGGCGTTGATCGCTCCGCAGGTTGCGTGACTGTCGCCCGTTGGCTACAGTCATTGGTGCCCCCCCACTTCCGCCGGTGGGGTGCGGGCGACGGCATCGGATCCACCTCACCCGCCGAGGTGGACGATGTCACTGAGGGTGCCCCCGGTTGATACGGCCGGGGGCACCCTCGCGAACCGGCACTTGTGCAACTGTCTCACGCCGTGCTACAGTGACGGACATGGACGCAACCACCTTCACCTCCGAAGCCGCCTACCGGGAAGCCGTCGCAGACGAAGCCCCCAGCCCGATCCTCTGGGACGCCACCCCCGGCGTCTGCTGCGCCGCCTACCAGCTCGGCGCCTGCCCCCACACCGAGGAACTGACCGACGACGACATCGCCCAGATGGAGGCCGAGTGGCGGCGGGACTTCCCCGAGGAGGCCGCAGCCGCCGACGCCTGGTTCGCCGCCCAGCCCGCCCCCCGCTACGACATCGAGGAGCCGTTCTGATGGATGACATCACGATCCTCGACGCCGCCTGGGCCGAGGCGGAGCGCGACCTCGACGCCCTCAAGGCCGGTCGCACCGCAGCCCTCAAGGACTTCATGGCCCGCCGCCCGGTGAGCTTCACCCAGCTCGGCACCGATGCTGCGTCGTGCGCCTGGCGGCTCGGCTACTGGGAGCGCCTGGCCAAGCTGGTCGCCCGCAGCCTGGAGCCGAAGGCCACGACCCACGTTCTCCCCGAGGGGTTCGGTCTGCCGTACGCCCAAGCGGGGGTCCACGACGGCATGGCCAACGTGACCTGCCCGGTGTGCGGCGAGGTGTTCGTCGGCCACGACCACAAGGAAGCCGGTGCCGCCTACGGCGAGCACTTCACCAAGGAAGCGAGCGAAGGACGATGACCGACCTCGTCACCTCCGCCCAGACCAAGGCGCTCCTCGACCGCCTCGTGGCCAAGGGCTACGAGATCCAGGCTCACGGCATCGTCCGCGGCGCCCGAGAGGTCAGCTTCGGCAGCCGCTCCGACTTCGGGTGCATCAAGGTGTCCCCCAAGTACGGGCGGATCCTCCGCTGCTACCTCGTCCTCGGTGGCGCCCCTGAGGTGAAGATCAGCGGCGTCGCGAACGTCCGCCGAGCACTCGACGCCCTCCCGACGGTCGACGTCCTGGAGCGCACGTGAGCACCCCGTGCTCGGTCGTGGCCTCCACGTCGTGCATCGCCCCGGCGAACTCGACGATGTCCACGAGGGGCCGGTGCTTCGCCTGCGGTGAGCCGGTGTGCCTCGACCCGTGGTGCTCCCGGATCCGAACCTGGGGGCGATGCGGGCGACGTCGGGTCTGCCGCAACTGCGACGGGCACAACGGCCTTCACGCCGACCCCGTCGCGCTCGACGCCTACGACCGCCGGCTCCTCCTCGCTGACCGGAGCCGACGATGAACGGCCCGCCTCCGGTCATGGAATGGACCCGAGCCAAGTCGCCGTGGTCGCCGGTCCCGGTCGCTGCGCCCCTCTGGTCCCGGTTCACCGGCGAGGAGCACCAGGCCCTCGCTGAGGGCGGTACCGTCCGTCGTGGTGGCACCTCGTGGCGGATCCCCGCCGCCGATCTGCCCTCCCGTCTTCAACTGGCCCTGTTCTGATGCCGCTCCCCCTGTACCTCGCCACCCCATCGAGCGCCCCGGCCCGTGACCTCATGTCGGCCGGTGGCCTCGGCCAGATGGTCACCCCCTACGCCGGGAACGCCCGAGTCCCTGGCGCTCTGTGGGCGCTCGACAACGGGTGCTTCTCCACCGCCGGCTGGACCCCGGACCGGTGGCTCGCCACCCTCGACAAGCTGTCCGAGGGCCCGATCCAGACCGAGGCCGACGCCCTGGCCAACGGATGGTGGCAGCCGTGCCTGTTCGCCGTCGTGCCCGACGTCGTCGGTGACGCTGCCGCCACCGACTCGATGTGGGTGCGCTGGTTCCGGGCCGTGATCCGCAACGGGTTCCGACCCGCCTACGTCGCCCAGGACGGGGCCGGGCCCGGCTGCCTGCCCCCGGCGGCGACCGCCCTGTTCATCGGCGGATCGACGGAGTGGAAGCTCGGCGTCGAGGCCCGACGGATCGTGGCCGAAGCCCACCGCCGTGGCATGTGGGTCCATATGGGCCGGGTCAACAGCGAGCGCCGGCTCCGGTACGCCTCCGACATCGGCTGCCACTCGGTCGACGGCACGTTCCTTGCGTTCGGCCCGGACATCAACTTGCCCCGCCTCCAGTCCTGGCTGAACCCCGCGCAGCCCAGCCTGTGGTGACGGCCTCCCGTCGCCGGGTCGGCCTGTCGAACCCGTCGTGGTGGATCCTCCAGTTCCCGTTCGACCGGGAACTGATCGCAGAGGTCCGGTCCATGGGCGCCGTCGCCGTCCCCCGCTCCGACAAGTGGACGCTCCCAGCGAACCCTGGCTACGCGGCCCAGCTTGTCGGGCTCGGGTTCACCGGGCACGGCCACCCGACGGGCGCGACTCTCGACGAGGTTGCCGCCACAGCGGCCCGGCTGATCGCCCTGTCCTCCGCGTTGGAACCGCCGCCCGAGTTCGAGGTCCCCGGTCTGACCCGCACCCTCGCCCCCCATCAGGCGGCGGCGGTCGCGTACGTCCAAGAGCAACGCCGGGTGATCGTCGCTGACCCGATGGGCGCGGGCAAGACGTTCGAGGGATGGGCAGCGGTCCACGCCTGCGACGCCTACCCGGCGCTGTGGGTGTCCCCGGCGAAGCTCCGCACGAACGCCGCGGTCGAGGCCCTCGACGCGCTCCCCACCGGCACGAGAGTCGCGGTCGTGCTGCCCCGCTCCACCGAACCAGCGAAGGTCGAACGGGCTCGTGCCCGCGGCATCCTCCCGATGCTCGGCCGACCCCGGCCCGGCGCCGCCGACGTGTACGTCACCGGGTACCCGCTGTTCCACACCGAGCTGGCCTGGTGGAAGGGCGTCGGGCTCAAGGGCCTGATCCTCGACGAGTCGCAGCTCTGCAAGTCCAGGGACCGGATCAAGGGCTGCCCGATCTGCCGGGCCCCGATGCGACGAGGCGGGGTGTGCTCCGGGCCCGGCCGGCACCCGGTCCTCCCCGACCGGCGGATCGACCTGTACGCGGTGCTGTGGACCCGCGCCGCCGACGAGCTCATCGACTCGATGGGCCCGGACCCGATGATCCTGGAGCTGTCCGGGACCCCGAACAAGAACACGAACGCCGACTGGCCAACCCAGCTCGACCTCATCCGCCGGCTGCACCAGTTCGGCGGTGAGCGCAACGTGCTGTTCCGGTACTGCGACCCGATGCGCGTCGCCGGCCGATGGCAGTTCCGGGGCGGCTCGAACTACGCCGAGTTCGACCGGCTCAAGCGGGCGACGGGGTACGTGCACCGCACGAGGGAAGCGATCCACCCGAACCTGCCGCCCCTCGTCAGGTCGCCGCTGCTCCTCGACCTCGATGACGACCTCCTCGTCGACTACCGGGCAGCCGAACGGGACCTGATCCGGTTCGCCGGCCAACGCGCAGCGAAGCTCGCCGCCGCAGCCGGGGAAGACCCCGGGTCCGCCTCGTGGGAGGCAAGGTTGCGGGCCGAGGCCGGGTTCCATCTCGTGCGCCTCGGCACCCTCGCCCGCCTCGCCGCCCTGGCGAAGGTCCCAGCCGCGGTCGAGTGGGTGACCGACTTCCAGGCAGCGAACCCGGAGGCGAAGCTGATCGTGTTCGCCCACCACCGCGACGTCTGCGCCCAGCTCGCCGCAGCGTTCGACTGTCCGAGGATCGACGGCTCCACGACGGCCGACCCACAGGACATCAAGGACCGGTTCCAGTCGGACCCGTCGATGCTGGTCCTGGTCGTGGGGATCACCGCCGGTGGCGTCGGCCTCACCTTGACCGCGGCGCACGACGAGTTGTTCGTCGAGCAGGTCCACACGGCCGGCGATCACGACCAGGCCGAGTCGAGGGCCTACGCCCGGATGAACGATCCGCATGGGGTGACGGCGACGTACCTGTTGGCGGCGGACACGATGGACGAAGACCAGTGGCTGTCGCTCGCAGCGAAGCGGGTGACGACCGAGGCGGGCCGCTCGGGCGACCCGGAGGCGATCAGGAAGGCCGAGGAGTTGAAGCGTCTGGGGCCGGCGGCGGTGGCGGGGGATCTCCTCGTGCAGCTCGCACGGCGGTCGGGGGTCGTGGGCTGAGGTCCACGGATCGCCCCCCGGATCGTTCTGTGACGCTCTGGTGGCCGGGTCGGGGTCATCTCTGCCACCGCGAGGGGTGAGGGGCCAGGGGGACGCCGCGACGATCTCCCCGATTGGGGGTTGTGCGACTGTCTCACGTCGTGCTACAGTCAGTTGTGAGGGCAAGCAAGCCACACCGCCCTCCAGCGCACCTTGAGAATCGAGAACCGGGCGAGGGTGAGACGCCCTCCCTGGGAGCCACGAGCTCCTCACCCGGGCGATGCGTCGCCTGGGGTAACCCAGCCAGGGATAGGCCAGGATGGAACAACAACACCGGCTCTCGATTCACAACTGCACAGATCGAGGACCCGGCCAACTGGCCGGCCCGTGGAGGCACCATCCACGTGACCCTGCGACCCTGCCCCTGACGGCTAACGACCACCAGCCACCTGCGAACGGTGGAGGAACCCTGAACGAAGGGCAGGCGAGGGCACACGGTACGGGTGAGTGAACACGGAGCACGGCCACGAGCCGAACCGAGGTAACCGGGGAGAGACGTCCGAACCGGGGAAGTAGGGGAAGCCACGAGCCAGCCGGCCAGTTCGCCGGGTCCTCGATCTACGACCTGCCACCGCTCCCGGGCGGTGGCAGCTTCGCGCCCCGGCGACTGTCGCCCGTCATGCTACGGTCGACACCCATGAGCAACCACCCTCGACGCCGAGGCCGGCCCTCCGCCGCAGCCAAGGCCAGCGCCTCCCAACGCACCCACCGCCGCGACCCCGCCCCCACCGAAACCGGCAGCCGAGGACAGGAAGGCCGACGAGTCGACGTCCTCTACGAAGGCCGCGTCGTCGGCTCCGCGATCCACGTCCCCGACCCGGCCGGGCTCAGCCCCGGCACCCTCCTCGACTCCAGGATCACCGACCCCGACCTCGCGATCCTCCTCGCCCGCGGCGAGAAGCTCTCCCTCACCGCCGACATCACCCCACCCAAGCCCAACGAGGGGAGCTGACGTGCCCGACCCCAACCTCGACCCCGCCTACCACGAGGAACGCGCAGCGAGGCTCCTCACCGACATCGAGAACGCCTACGACCGGGACGCCATGCTGCGCCCGGAGAAGCGCACCGTCACCTCGGCCTGGGTCAAGACCCGGTCAGCGCGTGCCCAGGCCCACGCCACCCTGGCCCTGGCGCTCCGTCTTGGCAGCAAGGAGGCGTGACCTCATGCCCAGGACCGATACCGACACCGTGCACCTCGCCTGCCAGTTCTGCGACTACCGGATCCAGGCGACGATCGAGTGCGGCAAGCCGCGCATGGCCAAGCACGTCCGACAGCACCACGTCGGCCAGAAGGTGCTCCGCCGGCCGAGGTGCCGGTGATGGGCATCCCGCAGCGGATCCGCCTGGAGCGGCGCGCCGGCTGGCGGATGCCTCCGGGCGCGGTGTCCTGCGCGAGGCCGCACCGGTTCGGCAACCCGTACCTCCTCGGAGACGTGTCCCGCCGGTTCCCGTCGCTCACCGAGCGGCAGTGCGAAGGGTTCGTCGTCAACGAGTTCAAGGATCTGGTCCGAGCGGACGGCAAGCCGATCACCGACTCGCTGCCCTCCCTCACCCGAGGCGGGCCCCGCGAACCGCGGACCTGCCAGTACCCGACGATCGACGAGATCCGCGCCGAGCTCGGTGGGCACGACCTCGGATGCTTCTGCCACGAACGACCCGAGCACGCCTGCCACGTCGACGTGCTGCTCATCGTCGCGAACCCCGACATCTCGTTCCCGTGGGAGGCGCAGTACGGCGCCCCGTTCCAGTGGGCGGCGTGATGGCCGACGTCGACTGGCAGTCCAAGGTCGAGGCGCTCCTCACGAAGGCCCGCCGCACCGACAACCAGCACGAGGCCGAGGCGTTCATGGCCAAGGCCCAGGAGCTGATGCGCCGGCACGCGATCGACGAGGAGATGCTCGACGCAGCGCGCGGTCACACCGCGGAGATCGGGTTCACGCACCTCCAGATCGAGCACCCGTACGCCGAAGCGAAGGCGACCCTGCTGACCGCGATCGCCTGGGCGAACTCGTGCCGGGCCGTCATGGTCGAGTCGCCCGACGGCCGGGGACTGCTCGCGGAGCTGGTCGGCTTCGACACCGACCGCGAGAACGTGATGATCCTGTTCGGGTCGCTGCTGTCGTACGCGATCGAGCGGCTGATCGCGACGCCGGTGCCGATCTTCGAGCATCCGATAGCGTTCCGGGCCGGGTTCATCCTCGGGTTCGCGAACCGGGTCGGTCAGCGGTTGGCGGAGGCGGCGCGTCTGGCTCAGGATGAGGCTGCGGCGGCGTCGGGTGTGGAGTTGGTCCTGGTCGACCGGAGCGGCAAGGTCGATGACCTGATGAAGGATCGGTACCCGGAGGCGGGGACGCATGAGGTGGGGTCGACGTCGCAGGTTGGGGTGGCGTTCGGGCATGACGCGGCGAATGGGTCGCCGTTGGGGAAGGCCGAGCTGGAATAGGGGCTTGTGCCTACTGTCTCGGATCGGCTACAGTTGGGGTATCGAAGCAACCACCCACCAAGGAGCCCCCATGGACACCGACACCGTCACCCTCGAAACCGCCCAGTTCCTCACCGAAACCCTCGTGACCGACACCCTCTGCTGGGAGGTCATCGCCCGCACCCCCAAGACCATGACCATCCGCCGTACCATGAACGACCCCAACAGCGGCCCGGTCCGCGACACCCGAGTCGACGGCGGCACCGACCCGCAGGCCATGCCCGTCATGTGGGAGGCCCAAGTCCCCAACCCCAACGGAGCCGTCGTCACGGTCCGCCTCCGCAAGGACGGCACCTTCCGCACCGGGCGAAGCGCCAACCCGCTCCGCCCCACCGCCAACCCGCAGCGTCGCATCGACTACCGGTTCTAAGGGAAGGATGATCACCATGGCCACCCAGACCAGCGACCGGCTCATCCCGGCGCAACCCACCCCGACCGAGCGACGCGCTCGGGCCACTGCCAACCGGGCAGCCCAAGGCACCCTCGTGGACTGCCCCCCAGCCAAGACCACGACCTGCCCGTTCTGCTCCCGCCCGAAGTGCCGGTGCGTGGAACGCGGCTGGGACACCCTGCCGCTGTTCGAGCTGGAGGACTGACCGATGACCCGCCGAATCGGTGGCCTGATCGCCGCCTCCACTCTCCCCCCACCCGAGGCCGAGGCCCCGGAGATCGCACCTGAGCCGCCCGCAGCGCCCGTCCTGCCGCCCCCTCCCCCACCGGCCCCGGTCGGTCCGCCGACCGTCGGGATGCTGATCATCTGGCCCGACGGCACCCTCGGGTCGGTCGCTCACGCCTCCTGGGTCGAGCCCGGCGAGGTGTACGCCCTGGTCGCCGCCGACCAGCACGGCGTCATCGGCGCCCATCACCGGCTGATCCAGACCGACGACGTCGAGCTGCTCCGCCTGGCCGACGGCACCGTCGCCGCCCGCTACCTCGGCCTCCGATGACGTCCATCCCAGTCCGCAAGAAGGGAGCCAAGGCGGAGCTGCTCATGCTGCTCGCCGTACGAGCGGAGGAGTGGGGCGACCAGCTCCACAAGGGCGTCCCCACGGGAGAACCCGCTACGAGTTGGGGCACCCCCACGATCCACGCCCTCGACACCTGGCCGGTCGACGACCCGTTCCGCATCATCGCGGCCACCTACAACCTGTCACCTCGTCAGCTCCAGGCCATCCTCTCCGAGCTGGGCCAGGAACTGGAGAACCGGGCAGAGCGCCTCGGCTATGGCACCCGGCCCGAGCCCGTCACTCCCGGCCCGCCCCGGACGAGGTACGTCACGTGACCGAGCGCCAGTGGGCGATGACGAAGATCGGGCCCGGGGACTGGGCGTGGCCATCGAACGATGGGCTCACCCTGTGGCGGGCGATCAAGGTCGAGGAGCGCGACGGCACCCTGTCGACCGCTGCCGGCAAGGTGATCAACGGTGACTTCTGGACGCTGCTCCGGTTCCGGCACCCGGCGGGGTCGGTCATGGCAGGCGACTTCGAGTCCCGCTGGGACAACGAGGTGTGGGAGGTGGTCGACTCGATGCTGCCCACGAGGCAGGCTGCGATCGACGAGTCGATGGGGATCTCGAACTGACCCTTGTGCGAACCGTCTCACGTCGTGCTACAGTGACGGGCATGGACGCACCCGCCACCCACGGCCCCGAAAGGACCACCATGCGGATCAACCCCGTCACCCCCGAGAGCAAGGCCCAGTACCTCCGCTCCGACCAGAGCCTCGACGCGATCGCCGGCTACCTGACGGTCCAGACCATCGCCCCCGACGGCACCCGCCACACCGACAACGGCGAGGTCGTCGTCCTCGGCGTGTTCCCCCACCCGAACGAGTACGGCAAGGCCATGGACCTGGCCCACCAGCACCGCCACTTCGAGCGCACCCACGACGTCGAGTACGCCATCGTCTACACGGTCAACCGCGACGGGTTCCACCCCGGCCACTGGGATGGCATCACCCTCCGGTACACCGACGAGCGGCTCCTCACCACGGACCAGTGGGCGGAGATCGAGGACGCGGTCCGCTCCGGGTTCACCAGCCACAACGGCGGCGAGGCCGTCACCAGCTTCGGCACCTACCGGTTCGCCTACGAGCTCGACTCCCACGAGGAGACGTGGACCCTCTACAACGAGGACGGCTCCGTGTTCACCATCGGCGGACACGAGGCCATGAGCTGCACCCAGTAGCCTCCGGTTGCTGCGAAGCCTTCGATGCCCACCCCCGGCCCAGGGGTGGGCATCGTCGCGCCAAGGCATCCCCCGAGCCGACGCGCAACGACCGATAGCCTCCCGGTCATGGTCAGCATGGCTCTCCCGATCGACGCACCCACCCCCCGCAGCCGACCCGGTGGTCTGCTGATCGACGCTGTCGACACCCTCGACATCGCCGCCCTGGCCCACCCGGTCCCGAAGATCGACGGCACCTCCGTCCCCCCGGACCCGGAGAAGTGGCGGCAGGGAATCGAGTTCGTGCCGCTCGGATGCTCCGGTCTGAGCCGCCGCGACGTCGACCTCTGCTCCGACCCCGGAGTCGCGCTCACCGACGAGGACCACCCGGTGCCGTTCGCACCGAACTCCGTCGAGTTCGGGCCGTTCGGGATCGTCGGCATGGAGAAGTGCGCCGCAGGTCGCCTCACCGAGAAGTGGCTCACCGACCGGATCCTCGCCCGGTTCGGTGCGTTCGAGTCCGAGCAGATCGCGGCCGAGCTCCTCGGTGTCGACCCGGTCGCCGGGGCCCTGTCCCCGACGCTCAAGACCTCGGCCACCGTCCTCGACCCCGGCAACACCGGCACCCTGTACCACGCCATCGCGCTGATCGAGGAAGGGCTCGCCGCCCGTCTCCACGGAGCCGCCGGCATCATCCACGTGACCCCCGCGGCGATGCTGTACCTCCAGGCCGGCGGTGGCCTGATCCGTGACGCCTGGAAGTGGTACACCCCGTCCGGTCATCAGGTCGTGTTCGACGCCGGGTTCGACGGCACGGTGCCGACCCCGTTCACCTACGACGGAGACGGCGAGGTGATCGTCGACGGGGACGGTGCCCCGGTCCTCGACGAGGTCGACGAGACGGACATCGACGAGTGGGCGTACGGGTCCGGGCCGGTCGCGCTCAAGCTCGACACCCCCGATCCGGTCGGTCGTGGTGCGGAGGTCATCGACCGTCGCAAGAACCGGATCGAGGTGTTCCGGGTCGCGACCGGGCTGTTCGTGTTCGAGCCGTGCACGGTGGTCGCCGCCGGGTTCGCGTACCCGACGACCTGACCGGCCGCTCCTGGGGCGTTCTGTCGCCCCTGGTGCTACAGTGAGTAGATGTCCACCATTTGCTTTGCTGACCTCGAAACGACCGGGCTCGACTCCGACTGGCATGAGCCGTGGGAGCTGTGCATCGCCACCTACGACACCGCCTCCCGGCAGGTGACCCAGACCGACACGTGGCTGCTGCCGCTCATCCACCCCGAACGGGCGGATCCGATGGCGCTCCAGATCGGCGGGTTCTGGCAGCGATGGTCCCGCCCCCTCGCCAACCCCACGATCGTCCGGGGCGACACCACCATCGACCGCACGCCGCAGGAGCGCCTCAACGCGATCGCCTGGGAGGCGGCTCACCTCCTCGCCGGCCGGTCGCTGATCGGCGCGAACCCGGCGTTCGACGACCGGTTCCTCACCCAGCTCTGCAAGCGCGCCGGGGTCCCAGCCGCCTGGCACTACCGGCCGGTGTGCATCGAGGCCATGACCTACGGGTACCTGGCCCGCGACCCGCACGTCACGCTCCCCGAGATGCCGTGGAAGGCCGACGACCTGACCCGGCTCCTCCTCGGCGCCGAGCGCACCGCTGAGCTGGCCGTCGCCAAGCACACCGCCCTCGGTGACGTCGAGTGGGCGATCGCCATGTACGACACGATCACCGGCCCGGCGTACTGATGCCCGGCCGGTTCCTCCGTGGGCTGCGCCGCGCCGGCGCCGCGCTCGACCGGATCCTCGACTGGATGGGGTGGCCGGTCCGCACTCTCGCCGGGAAGGCCAACACGAGGCGCCTGGCGTGGCGGCGTGCCCGCTGCGAACGCAAGGGCCACCCGATGGCCGGATGGGTGAAGTCGCCGCTGCCCGGGATCACCCCGGCGTACCGGTGCGCCCAACACGACCACGCCTACCGGCCCACCAAGCACACCCCGCGCGGCCCGAAGATCATCGAGCGAGGCGGATCCACCGGTCCGACCCCGGCGCCTCCACCACGCTCCCAAGCGGAGCCGCCACAGCCACCGACCCGTCGCCCGTCGCCCTGCGACAACTACCTGGACGACCTCCAGCCCTGGCCCTACGACAATCTGGGCCAGATGTCGGGCCGATGCGACAACTGCGGGTGGTCGTCGCGGGCCCATGACTCTGATCCACCGCCGCCAGTCCCGACCGTGACGGTGGTCCTCAACGACCCGGCCACCGACAAGGGCCGGCCTGTCGTGTTCGTCGGGACCCCTGACCAGATGGACAAGATCCGGTGGGTCCACCTCGACAAGCGGCGTCCGACGAAGATGCGCCTCGTTCCGGGCGCGCGCCTCGACCAACGGCAGGTCTGGGTGTGCACCGGCCCGTTCCCTCCCGGCTACGAGACGGTCCCGGCCCACGCAGCCCGGCTCATCGGGCCCGACGCCCGCGGTGCCCTGGTGTGGCGTCCCGGCTCGCGGCCTCTGTAGCAGGGATCCACCGCCGGCCGGATCTGGCAGCCATAGCCTCTCGGCCATGGCACAACTCAAGACGATGATCCGGCTCGATGACCTCACCCTGGACCAGGAGGTCGGCGCCGCACTCGGCACCCTGTTCAGCGGGATCACCGATCAGGTGAAGGCGACCATTCTCCCGGCCGCGGGGTTCGGTGGCGCACCGAAGGCGGTGGGCCGGTTCACCTACGGCCGCAAGGTCGCCACCATGGACGTGGCCACCGATGACGCGTTGTACTACGCCGAGTATGAGCTGACCGTCGAGGTGCCGTACGCGTACGTCCTGTCCGGTCTGGCGACGGCGTTCCAGTCCGCCGTCGGTTCGCTGGTCATGGACCGCCTGGATCTCGCGTTGGGCGCCTCGCCGCTCGGCACCAACGAGCACCAGACGGTCCTCGTGGTCGCTGACGGTGGCACGTTCCCCCTCACCTTCGAGGGCCAGACCGTGACCGGCATCGCCTGGAACGCGACCGCCGCCGCGATCAAGACGGCGCTTGCCACGCTGTCGAACCTCGACGCCGCCGAGATCGTCACCACCGGTGGCCCGGTCAACTCCGTCGCTGTCAACATCGAGTTCAAGGGCCGCTGGGCCGGGCACAACGTGGACCTCATGACCTCGTCGACCGCGAGCCTCACCGGTTCCGGGAAGGCTGTCACCGTCGGCACCCCGGTCGCCGGGATCTCTGCTGGCACGCCGACCTTCGGCCAGGAGCGGGTGTACGTCTCCTGAGCGGGTAGCTACATAAGGCCGGCGACGACCGGCAGGCGGAAATCGAGGGGTGGTCACTGGGGTCTTGGGCCCGGTGGCCACCCCTCAACCGTTTCCCCCCACTGTCTCCGGTCTGCTACAGTTGCGGGAGTTATCCCATCAACCCCAACAGAGGTATCCCCAACATGCCCACCAAGACCAAGGCCGCAGCTCACGAAGCTGACGGCACCCTCATCCACCTCGACCCCAAGGTGCTCGCCGCTCACCCGGCGAACGTCCGGTCCAAGCTCGGATCCGTGAAGGATCTCGTCGCCTCCGTCAAGCAGGTCGGTGTCATCGAACCGATCATCGTCGCACCCGACGAAGACGGAGGCTGGCGCATCATCGCCGGTCACCGCCGCTCCGCCGCCGCGGTCGAAGCCGGGCTTGGCACCGTCCCGTGCCTGGTGCGCTCCGATCTCGGAGCCACCGACTCCACCACCCGGGCCGCGATGCTCGTCGAGAACGTCCACCGTGAACGGCTCACCGCCGGTGACGAAGCCATGGCGGTGCAGCAGCTCGCCCTCGGTGGCATGACCGCCGCCGGGATCGCGAAGGCCACCGGCATCCCCGCCAAGCAGGTAAAGGCCGGGCTCGCCGTCGCCGCCTCCGACGTGTCGACCGCGATCGCCACCAAGTTCGACGTCACCCTCGACCAGGCCGCAGCCCTCGCGGAGTTCGGAGACGACGACGAGATCGTCAAGAAGCTGACCGTCGTCGCCGTCGAAGCACCGGGCCGGTTCCCGCACCTCGTGCAGCAGCACCGTGACGAACGGGCCGCTGCCGCAGCCCGCGAAGCTCTGGTCGAGGAGTTCACCGCCAAGGGCTACGAGATCCTCAAGGGCTGGGACATCGGCCGTCGGATCGACGGGCTCCTCAACGACAAGGGCAAGCAGCTCACCGAGGCCGGGCACAAGACCTGCCCGCACCGGGCCGTGGTGCTCTCGTTCGCTGGGAACGTCGTGCACTTCTGCCTCGACCCCGAAGCCGCCGGCCACAAGGACCAGGACCCGCACACCGCGAAGGTCAAGGCCCAGAAGACCGACGAGGAGAACAGCGCCGAACGGGCCGAGGTCATCACCAACAACAAGCTGTGGCGCTCGGCCGAGAAGGTCCGCACAGACGCGGTCCGTCAGCTCCTCGCCCGCAAGAAGGCACCGGCCGGGGCCATCGAGTTCGCGGTGTCGGTCGCGCTCACCGACCCGGGGATCCTCATCGACGCCAACGACCTCACGATCGCTGAGGCCCTCGGGCGTGATCCGGGCGGGCTCGACAAGTGGCAGCGTCGCCTCGCCGCCGAGCTGATCGACGCCGAGCCGCTCACCCCGGGCCGGGCCGCGAGCTTGCTCCTCCTCCAGGTCGCGGTCGGGATCGAGTCCCGGCTCGGGATCCACTCGTGGCGGCAGCCGTCGAAGTCGGCCGCGGCGTGGTTCCGGTTCCTGGAGTCGACCGGGTACGGGCTCTCCGACATCGAGGAGGCCACCGCTGTCGCCGCCGAGACGGGCGCACCGAAGGCCGTCATCGTCGCCCCTGTCGAAGCTGACGAGCCCGCAGGGGACGCCTGAGATGGGCGACCGTGTCCGTCACGTCCTCCTGGACGTCACCGCCGCTCAAGGCGGGTTCCCGTCGGTGCGGGTCGTGAGGTGGGGCAGCACCCGTGTCGTCGAAGGCCCGGTCACCCTGGAGGAGGCGCTGCTCCTCTCGGACGACCTCCGCCGTGCCGCCGAAGCCGGCCAGGAGCTGCACCGCCGGTACGCCGACGACCGCGACCTCGCCCACCAGGCCCGCCGCAAGGCGCCCACCGAAGGGGACGGAGGGACGTGACGGCCCGCGACCTGGAGTTCCCCGGCCAACCGTCACCCCCGAACCGGAGGGTGATCGGACTCGTGCTCACCGAGTACGAGTCGGAGCTCATCATCGACGCGATGTACGAGGCCCAGTGGTTGGGCAGCCTCGGAGAGGCCGTGCGCGCGCTCCGAGGCCGGTGGCTGGAGATCCACCGGGAGACGTGGCCACCCGAGCCCTCGGAGGTGGTGACCGTCGCCGTGACAGTCGCCGGCAACCGGAGACGGGCCGACGCCCTCGCCGTCCCGGCCGTCGCCTCACCGACCAACCTGTGGCCCGACCACCAGACCAGGATCGACACGATCCTCCACCACGACCGCGGCACGATCCGCTCAAACTGAGGAGGCCCCGACGTGGGTGACAAGACCGGAATCGAGTGGGCCGACGACACGTGGAACCCGCTCATCGGCTGCTCGAAGATCACCGAAGGATGCCGGTGGTGCTACGCGATCGGGTCCGTGCATCGCGGCATGTCCCCGCAGCACCTTGGGCTCACGATCAAGCGCCCTGGGGAGGCCGTGGACTGGACCGGTGAGGTCCGACTGGTGCCGCACCTGTTCGACAAGCCGTCCCGGCACAAGACCGGTCGACGGATCTTCGTCAACTCCCTGTCGGACCTGTTCCACCCGAGCGTGATCGACCACCCGCCGCTCACCGACGAGGGGGTCCGGTGCGCCCGCTGCGTCGACGGCACGATCACCACCCGCCGCAACGACGAGACGCACACCAAGGTCTGCCCGTCGTGCGCCGGCACCGGGGTGTTCCCCCTCAAGATCACGGCGCCCCGGTCGCCCATCGCGCACCTCGTGACCGAGATGGTCGCGAACCCGCAGCACAAGTTCCAGGTGCTCACCAAGCGGCCGCAGCTCATGGCCCGGATCCTCGCCTCACCCGAGTTCCGCCTGGAGGTCAACGCCTGCCTCATGGAGCGCGGCCTACCGCCGATGCCCGGGGGGATGACCGACCCGGACTTCGCGTGGCCACGGCACATCTGGTGGGGCTGCTCGATCGAGCTCGACAAGTACGCCTTCCGAGCGAACTACCTCCGTGCGATCAACGGGCTCCGGTGGATCTCGGCCGAGCCGCTCCTCGGTGGGCTCCCCTCGCTTGACCTGACCGGGATCGACTGGGTCGTCGCCGGTGGCGAGACGCTCAGCGACAACGCCTGCCACCCCGACTGGGTGCGCGACCTCCGCGACCGGTGCTCGTGCACCGGCGCCCGAAACTGCCAGGCGCACCGCCACACCTTCGGCTGCTACGCCGGGACCCGGCGCGAGCACACTGATCGCCCCACCGCGTTCCTGTTCAAGCAGTGGGGAGACTGGCTCCCATGGAACCAGGCTGACCCGACCCTGGTGACGACCCACCGCCCGACCCACGGCCTCTACGCCTCTGGCACCCTCGTCGAGGGCGACGTCGGCCACCCGGCCGATCCCGGCAAGGCCGACGTCATCCGGGTCGGGCACCACGCCGCCGGCCGGATGCTCGACGGCCGGAAGTGGGACGAGTACCCGTCGTGACCGACGTCGAGGACGAGGAGCTGCCCGAGCCGGCCGAAGGCGAGGAGGGCAACGTCATCTTCGCCATGGGGAAGTGGCGCACCAACGCCGAGATGATCCGCGACGCGGTCGTCCCGCTCCGCCACCTCCGCCCCGAATGGTCGACGGTCGACCCGTGCTGGGGGCTCGGACTGATGTGGACCCTGTGGGAACCGGAGGTCATGTACGGCTACGACCTCGACCCGGCGAAGTCCCCGACCGGGCTGTCGGTCGACGCCTGCAACGTCCCTCACGACGACCACTCGGTCGACGTCGCGTTCCTCGACGGCCCCTACAAGCTGAACGGCCGACCCGACGTGCCGGTCGACTCCCGCTACGGGGTCCACGAGTGGGCGACCCGCGAGGGCCGGCACCAGCTCCTCCGCAACATCGTCACCGACGGCTGCCGGTACGCCCGGCACCGGGTCCTGGTGAAGGCCCAGGACCAGACCAACGGTGGCCGGGTCCGGTGGCAGACCGAGATGCTCACCGAGCACGCCCGCGATCTCGGCTGGGAGAAGGTCGAGTCGTGGCTGTTCCCGTCGTACCGGGCCCAGGCCCGCCGCGCGACGTGCCTGGTGTGCGACAGGAAGCTCATGCGACGCAAGGACGGGGTCTGGCGCACGAACACCCGGAAGACAGCCCCGACCGCGTCCTGCGTGCCTGACGGGCCGCTCCACAACCCGGGCCCTGACGAGCAGGACCACGCCCGCCGCAACTACTCGACCCTGATGGCGTTCGCGCCAGCGAAAGGACGCAGAGCATGACCGACGACCGGCTCACCTCCGTCTCTCGCCCGCTCGACTACCGGACCGCGATCGACGAGCACCTCGCCGCGCTCCACGCCGAGCTGACCGCCCACCGCGACGGGATCCTCGCCGTGGCCATGGCGTTCACCGACCCCGACCACCGGTACCTCGTGCGCTGGGTCGACGGCGAGAGGCTCGACCTCGGTGTCACCCGCGACCCCGGCCTCCTCGCCCGAGACGACCTGCGCCTGTGGGCCGAGCAGGATCCGCCGACGATCTGGTGCGACCTGCCCGCCACCGCGGCAGCCGCCTCGACGATCGAGATCGAGATCCCCGAGGTGCCCATGGACCCGAAGTACCGGGCGGTCCTCGACGCTGCGCCGTGCGAGGCCCGCCGGCTGGCCGGGCAGATCGTCGAGCTGGTCGACAACGAGGGAGACGGCAACGAGATCCTGCTCCTCGTGTTCGCCCTCGCCGCGGTGGCGATCCGCGACGGTGACGCCCTGGACCTCCTCGCCCTCATGCTCGGGGAGGACACCTACGACGTCGACGCCGTGGTCCAGTCCACGGACCGCACCATCCCCCGGTAACCGTCACCCCTCGTGCTACAGTCGCACCCCATGAACGCACCCCAACGCACCCACGACCCATTCGACGACCGACTGAGCCCCGCCGCCGTGGCCGCGGTGATCACCGCGATCGTGCTGATCCTCTGGATCGCCGTCGCCTGGCACCACACCTCCGACCGGTGCCTGGCCCGCGGCGGGATCCTCGTCACGTCCGCCGACGTGGCCCACGGGTTCACGACCTGCGCGATGCCCCGATGACCGACGAACCGGTCAACACGTTCGACATGTTCTTCGAGGAGTTCACCGCACTGGCCAACAGGTCCGCCGCCTCCGGTGCGATCCACCGCGGGGACGGCACGATCGAGCATTGGCGCACCCTGCCCGACGGCACCATCGAACGATGGAAGACCGGCGGCGGATGGAACGGGCTCCAGGCCGCGATCGACGAGTACAAGGACAACCCGACGGCCGAGACGCAAGACGCCATGACCGCCGCCGCCAAGGAGGTCTGGCCCGACGGGATCATCCTCGAAGGCGGACGGATCGACGGCGCCTCCCTCGACCCGAACGGCCTCGGCTGGGTGCGCTGGTCGGTCGACAACACCGGCACCACCATCCGCCGGCACCGGCCGCGCCGAACGGTCCGGTCCCTTGGCCACCGCCAGCTCCGCCTCAACTTCTACGACCGGCGCGACTGGGGCCGCACGATCCGGCTCCTCCAACGGGCGAAGCCGGTGCGAGGATGGCAGCTCAAGGCCCGGTCCCGTCGGTCGCTGGCCCGTGCGGTCGAACAGGGCCGGTTCGTCCGCCACGACGGCGGGATGCTTGACCTGGGTGTCATCCCCGGTGCGAACGACGGCGACGACGAGCGGGACCCGGTCCTGTTCGCTCCGGGCACCTTCACCCGGATGGAAGGCGCAATCGACCTGTTCGCCCTCACCCCCGCCGTCGACACCCCGGAGCCTGAGCCGTGGCCAGCGGAGTTCCCGCAGGCCGAGCGCGGCAAGATCGCGTTCCTCCCCATCGAAGGCCCGGCCGATGCCTGACCGCGGCGAGGTCCGCGAGTGGCTTCGCCTCCCCCGGGCCACGATCTGGCCGTGCCCACCGTCGTCGGGGATCACCGGATCCGACGACACCCTGGTGCTGCTCGACCTCCTGGCCAACCCGTTCGGCTGGTCCGCGGGGGACGCCGCCCGCCGTCTCGGCTGGCGCGGCACCGGGCAGGGCCCACGGCTGCGGGCCACCCGGGCGGTGAACCGGCTGGCCAAGGCTGGGCTCGTCGAGCGCACCCACGGCAAGACGAACACGTGGCGCGCGCTCTGCGCCCCGGTCGACATCGACCTGTGAGCCTCCCGGTCGCTCACTCGGGCCGGGTTCACGTCGCCGCCGGCCGGTGCGCGACGTGCATCTTCCGGCCGGGGAACCTCATGGACTTGGCCGAGGGTCGGGTCGAGGGGATGGTCGAGGAGGCCGTCGCGAACGAGTCGGTGATCGTGTGCCACGACACGACGCATGGCCAGGCCGAGCAGGAGCTGGTGTGCCGCGGCTACTTCGAGCGGCACGCCCGACACGTGGTGGCGCTTCGGTTGGCGGTTGCGATTGGCTGCGTGGAACTGATCTGATATTGGGGGTTGTGCGACTGTCTCACGTCGTGCTACAGTGACATTCATGGAAGCAACCGCTACCCACACCACCAAGGAGCACACCATGAACGCAGTCCGCACCGCCAAGCTCACCCCCGCCCAGCACGCCCTGGCCACCGACCTCGGCTTCGAGGTCCCCACCACCCGCAGCATCGTCGTCACCGACAAGCCGCTCAAGGCCCTCGCCACCGCCGCCAAGGACGCCGGGCCCAAGAGCACGGCGTTCCTGCTCCTCGGGAAGATCGGCGCCGCCCTCGCCCTCGCCGGTGACTCCACCAACCTGGAGCCCGACCCCGAGCCGGTCCCCGCCGGTGACCTGCCCACGGTCGAGGGTGCCACCGTCACCCCGATCGAGGTGCCCGAGGGCACCACGGCCACGGCCACCCGCCCGATCGCCTTCCGCTCCTCGACCTCGGCCCGCACCGCCCGGTTCGGATCCACCGAGAAGGCCCTCGCCTGGATCACCAAGGCGTTCGCGGGAGCCGACCCCGAGATGGAGTGGGCCGACGTCATGGACCCGGCCACCGGCACCGGCTTCCGGGTCACCAAGGTCGCCTGACCCGCCAAGATCCCGAGGCCCCCGCAGCCCCTCCCCCAGCCCCCTTCGGGCCGGGAGGCCCGGTGAAGAAACGACCCTCCTGGCTTCGGCCCGGGGGGTCGTTTCGCGTCGGCCCCGAGCGCCGCTGACCCCTCCCGCTGGGGGTGACCGCCCACCCGACCTGGCGGGGCCGTCAGCGTCCACACGGGCGGACTGATAGCAGCCTGTACCCAGACCATCCACTTCCAAGCGACGAAGCGGCCGTAACTTCTGGTCAACCCGGTGTGGCCGGGGCACGACCCGGCGTGGCCGGATCGGGAACAACATCACCCGATTCGCTGATGGAGGCGAAGTTATGGATCCGGTCACCACGACCCCCGACGAGATCAAGCTGCTCGACGACACCCAGATCGGGGACCTTCGGTCCAAGATCGCAGAACGCGCTGAGGAGCTCAAGGAGTCCGACGCCGTCGCAGACATCGAGGAGCTGGAGCTGCTCGGTGACCTGGGCGAGGCCCTCGACAACGAGGCCGGCCACCGTTACCAGGAAGCCGCAGACCGCGCCGACCGTCGCCAGAAGGCGATGGACCGGCTCGCTCCGCCGGCCGACCCCGACGCCGTCGACCCGGAGGATGCTCCGGTCGACCCCGAGGCCGTCGACCCCGACGTGGATCCCGAGATCCCCGGCGAGCCCGCGGTCGACCCCGCCCCGGAGGATGCTCCGATCGTGGCCGGTGACCAGGCCCCCGTGCCGGTCGCTGCGTCGCTGTCGCCCTCCGCGAAGGCGACCCTCGCCGCGCTGAACAAGCGTCAGCGCACCACCAAGCCCCCGGAGGCCCCCAAGCCCGACGAGTACAGCTCGGTGTTCGTCGCCACCGCCCACGCCGGTGGCAAGACCCCGGAGGGCACCGTCCTCACCGGGATCGAGCAGATGGCTGACGTCATCGCCAAGAAGCGCCTCGGGTTCAAGAACATCCCCGACGGGGCCAAGGAGTTCCTGTCCATCGCGACGGCGGAGAAGCCGGGCACCGGCCTGATCCTCTCCCACGACGCGATGGAGAACTTCCACGTGATCCAGGAAGTCCGCGAGGCCGGCGGCGTGAACGGTGGGGGCGCCCTCGTGGCGTCCGGTCCGCTCTGCGCCCCCCCGACCCCGATGTACGACTTCTTCCGGGTCGCGGAGGCCCAGAACCCGGTCGAGCAGGGCCTCGCCGTCCTCCAGGCGCCCCGCGGTGGCGTCCGGTTCATCGTCCCCCCGGACTACACCACGGCCGCTGGTGCGATCGGCATCGAGGGTGTCGACTACGACATCTCCGACCCGGACGATCCCGAGGACAAGCCGTGCCTGCACGCCGACTGCGCCGCGATCGACGAGGAGTTCGTCGGGGCCATCTCGCAGTGCGTCACCTTCGGCAACCTCCAGTACAAGACCTTCGCTGAGCAGGTCGCCGCGTTCCTGGAGGACGTCGCCGTCGCCTTCGCCTCCCGCAAGGAGGGCTTCTACCTCGACTACATCGACGGCAAGTCGACCAACGTCACCGGGATCGAGGTGGGCTACGGCTTCTGGCGTACCCACCTCTACAACCTGGACCTGGCGGCGGTCGGCTACCGCAAGCGTCGGGGCATGAAGCGTGGTGCCCGCCTGACGGTGATCGAGCCCGACTGGGCTCTCGACGCCGCCAAGACCGACATGGTCAACGACCAGTCGCTGGGCCTCAACTTCGCCTCGATCCCGGACAGCGCCGTCACCGACGCCTACCGGCAGCGGGGCCTCGACGTCATCTGGGCCAACGACTCGGCCACCGGCCGGGCCCAGAAGTTCAACGGTGCCCAGAACGCGGGGGCTCTCAACAAGTACCCCGGCACCATCCAGAGCTACATCTTCGCCCCGGGCACGTTCGTCCGTCTCGATGGTGGCTCGCTGGACGTCGGCCTCGTTCGGGACTCGGTCCTGAACAAGACCAACGACCTCCAGTTGTTCATGGAGGAGTGGATCGGGGCCGCGATGCTCGGCCTGGAGTCGGTCCGCCTGCACCACACGGTGTGCCCGTCCGGTGGTTCGCCCGCCGCGGCCACCCTGTACGCCTGCGCCTGATCGGGTTGGAGGACGGCTCCCGGAGGTGACTCCGGGGGCTCCCCCTCCAAGGAAGGAAAGCCATGACCGTCATCAAGCCCATCAAGGCCAAGCGGCTCCGTGTCGTGCGGGAGAACACCTGTGGTGTTGCCCAGCTCGGCGTCACCGGACAGATCGTGTCCGACGGATTCATCAAGGTCGAGTTCTCGTTCGAGTACGAGGACGGCGAGGAGTTCATCGTCAAGAACGGCAACGGCGATCTGTGCATCAACCAGAAGGACCCGGACCGCCTCAAGCGCATCGGCGTGAAGATCACGCTGTGCGAGGTGGACCCCGCGGCCATCGAGATGATGCTCGGCGCTCGGCTGATCTCCGTGACCGGCGAACCGACCGGGTTCGCCCTGTCGGAGGATGCCAACACGGCGAAGGTCGGCCTGGAGCTGTGGAACGGCGTCGCCGGGGACACGTGCTCCGACGAAGGCGATGAGCAGTTCATCCACTGGGCTCTGCCGATGGTGGAGAACCTCCGCATGGGCGACATGAGCCACGAGTACGGCCCGGTCCAGGTGGAGCTCTCGGGCAACACCCGGGCGAACGCCAACTACGGGTCGGGCCCATTCGATCTGTGGACCCCGGACCTCGGCAACACCGAGCACGTCGCGGCCCAGATCACCGACGTGGCACCTCCCGCCGCCGCGGACGGCTACCAGGAGCTGGAAGCCGCGTAGATCACCTCCAGAATCTGGGTTCGGTCGGCTCGTTGGGGGCCGACCGAACCCGGGGCGGAGGTGGCTTGGGAGGAGAGGTAGATGGTGTTCCCGCACGCTGGGCAGTACGGCCCCGACGGGCTCGCCAACCGCAACGGCCGGCCGCTGCTGGCCACGCCGTTCGAGGTGCACCCTCGGGGCGACGAAGGGCTGGCGACCCTGTACTCGGATCGTGACCGGTCCGACACGGTGGCCAACCCGTCGGCCACCGACTCGGCCGGCAACGTGACGGTGTTCGCGGAGCCGGGCGCATACGACCTGATCTGCGATGGGCAAGTCCTCCCGATCGTGATCGCTCCAGACCCGGAGGATCTCGAACCGGGCGAGGCGGGCACCACCAGCCTTGTTCGTGACGACGTGTTCGTTGGGTATGGCACCAAGAAGAAGCAGTGGGAGGGCGTGCCGATGACGGACCCCGACAGTGGTATCACTGTCTCGGAGTTCGTCTACCCCGGCGCCGGGATGGCGTCGTTCTTCCCGGGCTACGGGGTGCTCGGTTGCCCAACGATCTTCTCGGACCATGTGGACCAGGCGTTCTTCTCAGGCTCGTTGTTCGGTGGGGTCGGCACGTACGACGGAGACACGCTCGTCACGCTGCCCGAGTGGTCCCGCCCTGACTCTGATGTCACGCTGGAATGGTGCAACGGGTTCACCGGCGAGTTCGTCAAGATCGACGACAACGGATTCCATCGGGTCGGTGAACGAGTTGAGCTGTCCGGTGTGCTCGGCGTAGACGGGACGATCAAGCTGGCGGAAGGTGGTATCACCATCCCGGAATGGGGCGACGAGGAGCCCGACGCTTTCGTGTTCAACTTCCGGTTCCTCGGTTGGCAGTCCGCTGGCCTACTCCAACCCGCTCCACCGAGTGATGTCGGGGTCTATCTCGCAGGCGGCATCATCGCAGACACCGACCTCGTTGGGGGCGACTTCACGACTGTGGAACTACTCAACGGGGACGGGTCTTCGGTCTTCGGCCCCGGCCTTCCCCGGGAAGCCATCGCTGGTGGTGTCTATCTGATCTTGACGGGGGCCAACGTCGCGCGATGGCTGATCACAGAATCCGGTCCTTGCGTGAAGCTGGCCGAGCCATCGACCCAGAACTGCATCGTCAAGGTGGCGGCTGGGAACTTCACGGGCACCGACTTCCTGCCTGTCGAGATGCTGGGCGCAGGCACGATCATCCCCGACACAGGCGGTCGTCTTACCACCACCCTCGACCGCTTCGTTCCAGACAACGATCTCTCTGATCTCGTCACCCAAGACGACCTCACCGCCGGTCTTTCCAACAAGGTGACAACCGAAGATGTTGCGACTGCTGTGTCTGGATTGGCGACGACCGAATATGTGGACACTGCGAAGTCAGATGCCGAGCAGTACGCAGATGGGGCTGACACCGCATTGCTCATGGGGATCAAGTTCCCTGGCAAGCAGCTCTACTCCGGTCTGTGGCCCGACGTAGACCCCGATGGTGTCGCTCAAGACATCATCACCACCTGGCAGGTGCCACTGATCAACGCCGCCAACAACAGCCTCGACGTCGGGTACATCAACTTCGTCGCAGAGACCGCAATCACTCGGTTGGTGGCGCAGGCGGTCTGTTGGACCGACGACGCAGTACAGGCCGACGATTCCACCCTCGGTCCTGGTGCAAGTCTCCGCTGGGCCTTCCCCGACAGTGAAGGCGGGACCATTGTCCCGTTCCGAGTCATCTTGTGTGGCAACAGCTCACGTCGTCTGCAACAGATGGAAGCCACGTTCGTCACGGTCCCTGGCCAGGCGTACCGGATGCAGTGGCTCGTTGATGGTGGTGCCGACTCACCTGGCCTCCACGGATGGTTCTACGGGGCACCCGCTGCCCTCGCTACCATCAACATCTACTCCGCATAAGACCTCAACACAAAGGAAAGGCAACACCAATGCTGGATACCGCACCTCTCAACCTGGACACGATCCCGGATCGCCCCGCCACCACGGACCGTTTCGCTGCCTTGTTCGTGCTCGACCGCACGGACCCGGACGGGAACCTGTCGCTGACGACCGAACAGCGCCAGGCGCTCGGCACCCTGACCGGGCAATACCGCGCAGACATCGCCGCGCTGTTCGGCCTTGACGCCGCCGACGTGATCTTCCGGGCCTACGGCGAAGACACCTCGGTCACGGTCACCGACTACAGCGACTGACAACACGGCGGACGTGGTTGACCGCCGCCGCCACCACACCTCGACCGTAGGATCACGTCGTGCCGAACATCAACAGCGGAGATCAGCCTGGACCGAGCGGCGGGTCGATCTGCGCGCCGTGGTCGACTCCGGGTGCTCTGGACTGCGTGATCCCCGAGGGTCAACCGGAGCTTGGCATCAACGCGATCGACGTCGCCTCCGAGGTGCTGTGGGTCCTCTCAGGCCGTCAGTTCGGGATCTGCGTCCGTACCACCCGCCCGGCCGGTCCGGGCTGCCACGGAGGACCCTGGCCGTCCCTGGCGCTCGGTCAGCAGACCGCGCCCTACGCGGCCGGGGTGCTCGGGGTCGGAGGTCAGCTCGGGCTCCCCGGTCGGCCATGCGGCTGCTCCGCGAAGTCAGCGGTGAAGCTCCCCGGCCGGGTCGTGTCGGTGATCTCCGTCGTCGTCGACGGCGAGACGCTCGACCCGGGCGACTACCGGCTGTCGCGACGTCAGCTCTACCGCACCGACGGTGGCCGGTGGCCGGCGTGCCAGCACCTCGATGCTCGCCCCAACGAGCCCGGCTACTTCGCGGTCACCTACCGGCGCGGCCGGGCCATCCCGGTGTCGGGCACCCGGGCCGTGAACGAGTTGGCGTGCGAGCTGGTCAAGGCCCGGCTCGGGGACTCGAAGTGCGCGCTCCCGAAGCGGGTCCAGACCATCACCCGGCAGGGCATGACCATCGGGCTCCTCGACCCGATGACGTTCCTGGAGAAGGGCAAGACGGGGCTCTACTGGTGCGACCTGTTCCTGTCGACGTGGAACCCCCGCGGGTACCGTCGGTCGGCGCGCGGCTGGTCCCCGACCGACGTCCGTTCCCGTGGCTGACTCGAAGCCGGTCCGCGCCGGTAACTGGCTCCTCGACCGGGCATTGGAGGGCCTCGCCAACCACGACGGTGTGGTCATCCCTGGCACGACGTACTTCACGTTCACGGAGCCGGCGTGGGACGCAGTGTCGCAAGACATCTCGTCGGACTGCGCCGCGCAGCTCACGGTGTGGGCCCAGCAGGTGTACCCGTCGGCGCCGGTCTTCCCGGTCCAGGCCCAGTCGCTGATCCGCTGCGGGGTCCCGTGGGTCGGGGTGTACCTCGTGCAGCTCGTGCGCTGCGCGCCGACGATCAACGACGAGGGCGGCACCGACCCGGCGGAGGTCGACGCTGCGAACGCGGCGCTCCTCAACGAGGCGTGGTGGATCTCCCAGCGGATCGCCTGCCAGTTCGGGCACGACTGGGAGGGAACGATCGGGCTCGTCACCTCGACCGGGGTCCTCGGTGACCGCATGGGCGCCAACATTCCGGTGACGATCGACCTGTCCTGAGTGTCGGACCATCACCGACAGTAGCGACAGGCGGCACTACCGTCGACGGGCATGACCACCGCAGCAGAACGCAAGGCAGCCCGCGACGCCGAGGAGCAGGCGGCAGCCGCCGCCGACGCCGATGGCCAGGCCGGTGACCCCAACCCTGACGAGACGCCCGACGACCACCCGGCCGACGACGTCGAGGCCGCACCGCCGGCAGGCAAGCAGTACCTCCTCCACGTCAACACCCATGGAGGCAAAGCCGGTGAGGTGATGCCCCTCCCCGACAACGAGGAGGTCCGTGCCCTCGCCGCCAAGAAGTGGATCACCGAGTACCCCTCGACCAGCACCGAGTGAGCAACACCCGCCTCGACCCCGCTGCGCTCGCCCGGCTCAAGTCCCCCAAAGGGATCGTCGCCCAAGGGCTCTACAAGCGTGGCCTCCGGGTCCAGGCCAAGGCCCGGTCCCTGTGCCCGGTCGACACCGGCCGGCTCCGTGCCTCGATCACCGTCGAGATCATCGAGAAGGCCGGGTACCTGATCTGCCGCATCGGCACCAACCTGTCCTACGCCCGCGCCGTCCACAACGGCACCGGCATCTACGGATCCTCAGGGGTCCCGATCACCCCGAAGAACGCCACCGTTCTCCGGTTCAAGCCCAAGGGGTCGACGGCGTTCATCTTCCGCCCGTCGTCCGCTGGCACCAAGCCCCGTCCCTTCCTCCGAGATGCTCTGGGAGCAGCCCGATGACCACCAAGCAGTTCACCTCACCCGACCCCGACACGATCCCGGACTTCACGTTCAAGCTCGACGACGACACGATCACCGCGTACGGCGACGTCCCCGCGGGGGCGCTGCTCAAGCTCGGTGCCGCCGCGGCGCTCGGAGACGAAGGCGGCGGCGAGGCCCTGGTCGCGATGGAATCGTTCATCGCCCTCGCGCTCCACGAGGAGTCCGCCGCCCTGATCCAGGAGCGCATGAACTCCAAGGACCGCAAGCGGCGCCTCACCCTCGACACCGTGTCCGACATGGTGCAGTGGCTCGCCGGGATCTACGGCGGAGAAGACGCCCCCCCTACCGAGTAGTCGTCAGGCTGGCGCTCGTCGCGCTGCACGACTGGCGCACCTTCGACGGCTGGTGCGCTGCCCGCGGGGTCGACCCGCGAGGTCTGTCGATGCGACGGTTCGTGGCGCTCATCTGGTTCGCGTGCGTCGAGAACCGCGACGAGGAAGCCACGGAGAAGTTCCGGGCGTGGCTGTACCAACCGGACCCGTCCGAGGTCGCCCGGCTCCTCAAGCGCACCGGCGACAAGACCCGAGTCAAGCAGGCCCCGTCGTGGTGGGACGACGACAACGACTCGTGGCTGATCACCGCCCGCAAACCCAAGGCCAGCCCCGCCGCGGACCAGCTCGACGGCCCAGACCATGCCGAGCCAAGCGACCCTGATCTGGGATGATGACCGGCAACCGACGATTGACCCGGGGAGGCTCGCGTGTCGGATGAAATCGTCGGTTCGACCGCTGTAGAGATCCGGGCCAACTTCACCAAGTTCGACGCCGACCTCACGAAGGGCGCCGACGCCGCAGCGGCGAAGGCCGGGGCGTCGGTCGCGAAGAAGCTCGGGTCGGGGATCTCGTCCGGGCTGTCCAAGGTCGGCTCGAAGATCACCAACGGGTTGAAGGGGCCGCTGTCCAAGGTCAGCGGCATGTTCTCCAAGACCGGCCGCGACGCCCAGGCCGGCCTCAACAAGATCAACACCAACAAGGCCCAGGGTGCCCTCGGGAAGCTCGGCATCTCGGTGAAGGGGCTCCTCGTCTCGTTCGGTGCGCTGTTCGCGGCGAAGGCCATCTTCAACTGGGCCAAGTCGACCGTGTCGACGTTCCGCACCGTCGGCGCCGAGGTGCTCAAGCTCTCCCGGATCACCGGCACGAACGTCGAGACGGCGTCGAAGCTGCGGTTCATCGCGCAGCAGTCCGGGATCGACGCCGGCAAGCTGTCCAAGTCGTTCGTGCTCCTCTCGAAGAACATCTCCTCGGGGGCGGTGGCCAAGCTCGGCATCGACCTCAAGGGCGCGAACGGCAAGATGCTCCCGCTCGACGCGACCCTGTCGAAGCTGGCCGACAAGTTCGCGAAGCTCCCCGACGGCGTCGCCAAGAACACCCTCGCCGTCAAGCTGTTCGGCAAGACCGGCACCGACCTGATCCCCCTCCTCAACAAGGGGTCCGCCGGGATCGAGGAGCTCAAGAAGAAGGCCCAAGAGCTGGGCATCGTGCTCACCGAGGACGACGCGAAGGCCCTCAAAGAGGCCACCAAGAACCAGCGGCTGTGGCAGGCCAGCCTGGAGGCATTGAAGGTCCGCATCGGCCGCGACGTGCTCCCCATCGCGAACTCGTTGACGACCGGGCTGATCGCCACCCTCGGCCCGATCCTCGGTGGGATCACGAAGCCCCTGGCGTCCGCTTTCTCGTCGGCGTTCCTGGCCGTCGGTCCGCTCCTCTCGGGGCTCGGCCCGCTGATCGGTCAGATCCTCACCGTGGTCGCGACCGCGTTCTCCGGGATCGCGACCGCGGCGCAGCCCCTCCTCAAGATCCTGTCGGACATCGCTGGGATCATCGTCAACGTCCTCGGCCCCCCGCTCGGCACCCTCGGTGGGGTGGTGCGCGGCGTGGCCAACGCCTTCAAGCTGGCCTTCGCTGGGTTCGGGGCCGGGGTTGGTCCGCTCAAGCTCCTCGCCGCTGCGATGAAGCCCGTGGCCGGGTTCCTCCAGCAGCTCGTAGACAAGATCGGCCACGCCCTCGGGGCCGCTATCAACGTCGTTGGCCCGGCCATCGGTGAGTTCGTCGCCGGGTTGATCTTCGCGGCCCGGACGGTGCTGCCCCCGCTGATCACCGGAATCGCCGCCTTGATCCAGGGCCTCGCTCCGCTGCTGCCCATCATCGCCAAGGTGGCCACGCTGATCCTCGGCGTGCTCTCCAGTGCGATCACCGACCTGGCCACCGCCTTTGCCAAGGTGCTGCCCTCGATCACCATCGTGGCCACCACCCTGGCCAACGCCTTCGTCGGCGCCATCGGCAAACTGGTCCCGCTCATCGTGAAGCTCGGACCCCTGTTCATCCAGTCGTTCGCGGCGATTCTCAAGGCCGTGGTGCCCGCCATCGGTGTGGTGGCCAAGGCCCTGCTCTCGGTCGCCCCGCTGTTCAACGTGATCGTGTCCGCCGTGGGTGGGATCCTGACCTCGCTCCAGCCGATCTTCCCGAAGATCGTGGCCTTGGTGACGACCCTCGCGAAGGCCCTCTCGGGTGCCCTGGTCAAGGTGCTCCCCGTGCTCGCTGACGGGCTCGGCAAGCTCCTCACCGCCCTCGCTCCGCTGATCCCCGCGGCCGCGCAGATCGCCGTCGCCATGCAAGGTGCGCTGGTCGGGGCGCTGGTCGGGCTGGTCAAGGTGCTCGCCCCGATCCTGCCGCTCGTGATCAAGGTGGCGGTCACCCTCGGTGGGGCCCTGGCCAAGGCGTTCCAGATGATCGCGCCGCTCATCTCCGAGGTCGCGAAGATCCTGATCGGCGGGATCTCGAAGATCCTCCCCCCGCTGATCAAGGCGTTCCTCGGGCTGGTGTCCGCCGTGACCCCGCTCATCCCGATCGTGGTCCAGGTCGTGTCGGTCGTCGGGAAGGCCCTCCTCACCGCGTTCGTGAAGATCGTCGACGCCGTCGCCCCCTTCCTGCCGATCGTGACCGAGCTGGCCAAGATCCTCGGTGGCGTGCTCGGTGCCGCCCTCCAGGCCATGGCCCCGATCCTCGCCAAGATCGCCGGGGTATTCGCCGGGGTCCTGTCCAAGATCCTGCCCATCGTCGCGAAGGCGTTGCTCTCGGTGGTGAAGGCCATCGAGCCGCTCCTCGACCCGAAGATCATCGCCTCGCTGGTCGCCGTGGCCAACCCGTTCCTGACGCTGTTCGAGGTGCTCGGCCCGGTGCTGCCCGTCGTCGGCAAGCTCGCCGGCATCCTGGTCGGCGCCCTCGGCGGCGCCCTCTCGACCATCCTGCCGGTCATCGTCAAGCTGGTCCGGGCCTTCGCCGTCGGCCTCGCCCCCGCCCTCCCCCAACTCTCCGACGCCCTGGTCCAGATCGCTGACTCGCTGGTCCAGGTGCTCCAGGCCGTCATCCCGATCCTGCCGCCCATCATCAAGCTGGCCGCGCTGCTCCTGGAGAAGATCGGCGTCCCGTTGATCATCGTGCTGGCCAAGGCGTTCGTCGTCCTGGCCGTCGCCCTCGCGAAGGTCGCGACCGTGCTGACCACCGTGATCGGCTGGGCCGCGAAGCTCGTGTCGGCGTTCACCCACCTCAACTTCGCGAAGATCGCCGCGGACATCGGCAACGCGTTCCTCGCGATCGGCCGGTTCTTCCAGGGGGCACCGGCGAAGATCGGGTCGTTCCTCACCGGGCTGCCGGGCATGGTCGGCCGAGGACTGGTCCGGGTCGTGTCGGCCATCGCGACGTGGGCGGGGCAGGCCGGCGGCAAGATCGTCGCCGCCGTGGCGGTGCTGGGCCCGAAGCTCCTCGGGTTCATCGGCAACGCGATCGCTGCGGCCCCCGGGCTGATGGTCCGGTTCGTCGGTGAGGTCCTCAAGAACGTGGTGACCATGCCGTTCAAGCTCACCGCCGCTTTGATCGGGGTGACGGCGGCGCTGCTCAAGGGGATCGTCGACGCCGCGATCCAGGCGCCCGGGAAGTTCATCACCCTCGTGACGGCCATCGTGTCCGGGGTGCGTGGCATCGGCCGGGCCGTGGGGCGCGCGGCCGTCGGGATCTTCTCCGGGGTGTGGGGTGAGGCCAAGAAGCTCCCCGGTCAGGTCGCCGGGTTCCTGCTGGAGCTGCCGGGCAAGATCGTGAAGCTCGGAGACGAGTTCTTCACCGCGGCGGTCGGGCTGGGCAAGACCATCATCGACGGGCTCCTCGCTGGGCTCGGCGGCGCGGGGAAGGCGATCGGTAGCTTGGCCACCTCGATGGGCAAGGTCATCGGTGATCTCGGCAAGAAGATGATCAACGGGGTGATCGACGCCTTGAACGATCTGCTCCCCGATCACATCGGGAAGATCGTGGTCGCGGGGCGCACGATCTTCGGTGGGCTCGACCTGCCGAAGGACCCGATCCCCCGACTCAAGCTGGCGAAGGGCGGCATCGTTCCGCAAACGCCCGGAGGAGTGCCCTCCGTGCTCGGAGACGGCCGCACGGACGAGGCTGCTATCCCGCTGCCACCGGGGGTCCTGGAGGGGCTCAAGGCGATTGGGGAAGGCAAGCTCGGTGGAGGCGACGGGATCCACGTCGGCCAGCTCATCCTCGTCGGCAAGACCACCGCCCAATCCGGGATCGACGTCCTCCAGGCCGCGAAGAAGCGCAAGCACCTCGACAGCGGCACCCGCCGCCGCCCCGGGCTTGAATGGACCACGTTCGGAGACGGCTCCCAGGGTTGGAAGAAGACCGCATCGTGACGACCTGCGTACGGATCAACGTCGAGTCGACCCTGATCGACGGTGCCCTCACCGTGAACGGCCTCGTCCTCCACTGCCCGGCGTTCTGCGTCGTCGACGTCACCGACCTGTGGCTCGGCCCCGGGCTCCGCGGTGAGGATCTCCTCATCCCCGGCCGACAAGGGCGAGTCCCGAAGCCAAAGCGCCGCGACGTCACCGAACGGTCGCTCCCGATGGTCATCGACGGATCCGTCGCCATCGACGGCACCCCGTACACCAACGACCGGGCCGGGCTCCGAGCGACCCTGTTCTACCTGCGCGCCAACCTCGGGGAAGGAATGCCGGTCACCGCGTCCCTGTCGCCGCCGCCTGGTACCGCCGGCCCTGGCCAGTCCGGGACGGTGCACGTCATGTCGATCACCCCCGGCCAGAAGACCGGCAGCCTCTGGAACGCGACCCTCGACCTGTCGATCCCGAACGGCGCCCTGTACTGATATGGCTGTAGCCAACCCAGCCAACGTCGTCGACGACGAGAGCCCAGCCAGTGCCCTCGGCTACAAGCCGAAGTGGTACCTCTGGAACGACGGCAACGACCACACGTACACCCACCTCGACGAGGACGCAACGGTTCGGATCGTGCTGTGGGGCGGTGCGGCGCTCCCCGCGTGGTCCGGCCGTGAGGTGCTCTCGTCGTTCTACGCCCAAGCCCACCACAACAACGGCCCCGCTGGGTCCCGGCCACAAAACGGGGTCGAGTCCGGTGGCGCCACCGTCTACCGGGTAGCCATGAAGACCGGTGAGCGGCTCCGCATCCAACTGGGGGGCCGCCCCACGGTCACCGGGTCACCCTTCGCTTCCTGGGCGAACAGCGGCGACATGGACGACTGGCGGCTCGGGCGCATCGTTCACGGCGGCCACGGCGGCGGAGGCATCGGCAGCGGAGGCCACGGCATCTCCCCTGACGAGGCCGCCTTCGTGTTCGGGCCGCTGTTCGCCGACGACGAAGGTCTCGGCTTCGGTATTCTGCGCCCACCAGACCTGGTCAAGCGGCTCCCATGGCACTCCGCCGGAGGCGGGGGCGCTACCCGGGTGCTGCACCGTCCGGTCGATGGGGTCGAGCAGGTCATCATCGTGGAACCCGGTGAGGGTGCCCCGTCGCTCAGTTTGTTTTCCTACGCCCAGGGCTACGACGGGGACCAACCTGACTTCGCCACTCCGGTCCGCGGCGGCGGACACATCGCACGATTGCGAGACAGCCCGCCATCGCGAGGAGG